AGACCGTGAGCCGGCCGCGAGCGGCGTTGGGTATCCCCCCTAGTGCATAAACATACATCACACTCGTGACTCACGGTGACGTCTGCGCTCTGGCCTATAGACCTTCATGGATGTTGTGATCTCTAACACTATGATGAATAAGTGCTTTGAGCTGCTTAAACGTGATGAGCCATGAAGACATCTATCAATGAGTACTGACTGACTACTGTGAGTACTCTCATGGTGTGTGCACACACAGTAGCCCTTGAGTGCATAGTAATACAAAGATGTATGTCTATCTAAACTGTCTACTGTGCACATATGGATAGGCATCTATGACTATATAGAGTGCCGTCTATGGGCAGTGTGCACATAGGACGGTAGCGTTGTGCACATAGGACGGACGAGCCCCATAGACGGGCGGTAACGGGTTGATAACGCCTGCCTGGCAGACTCCTATTCATTGGGGATATGGGAGCTGAGAGAGTACGATAGAGCTAGTCAACGGAAAGGGAAAGCGGAAAGGCCGGATGTCTCGCGCGTGTCGCGACGCGAATGGGCATTACTGGCGTTGTGTTATTGACATGGTTACTCATGCGGCGATGCCGCATGCCTATAGCTAGCTTGTTCGTGGCCCGGATGGGGATTCGCGTACGCCTATGTGCGGCGCGGCAAAGACACTGTCTCCCTGGATCGCCGCGCACTAGCTAGCGCTACACAAGCCCTACCTAGGGCTAGCCGAATAGGCTGTGTCGCTCGCGTAAGCCTCTCCCTATCAAGGGCAGCGAGCATGCCTCACAGCGGGCTAGGGGGGTGCGACTCTCCCATAGGGCACATGACAAACAGGATGGCAAGCGCAGTGCTGGCGCTCGCGCTGGCACTGCTGGCAGGGTGCAACGGCGTGAAGCAACAGGAAACGGCCTCACAGCCTGCTGTGAGGCCGGAAACGTGCCGTTGGTACGCCACTAAGGGCAGCGTCACTCAAGCGTTCTGCGACTCTCTCAGCTTGCGGGAAGATGCATACCTCCCGGAGTGTGGGGTGGAGGATGACATCGGCCCGTGTATCTGGCTTGCTGGCAAGCGCAGCGAGGGGAGAGGCAGAACTTACGTAACGATCGATGACACGCCTTATTACCTTTACTGAGAGGACTAAGCGAGTGCATCTCTACCCCGGGGGCGCCGAGCAGTATTTCTCGTATGTCAAAGAATGCAACGACCGGGAACGTCACGAACAGCAGGAACGGGAACGCGCGCTAACTGATCCCGCGTCGCAATGCTCGCACGGTGTGTCGCTCTTCAAGGGTTGCAACGCGTGTTGCGCGGAGTGGAAAACTGAGGACGGTCGACTGTGGCACGATGCCATGGGCGGCAAGGAGTGCGGCATGTGCGGGTTCCGCAAGTAGCCCGCCACCCAGTGGCGTAGGAGGCCAGAGAGGTGCACAAGACGAGAAATGTAAGGCGCAAACAATGGCGAAGGTATCGGCGCAACCTAACCGCGCTATCTCGCCATTGTGGTCACGTCGGCATGTGGAGTGCAGGGATCAAAGAGCCTAAGGGATTGCACGAAGAGGCTTGGCTTAGGCGAGGTATGAAGGTCCCTGCATGGTGGAAGATCTAGAGATAGAGAGGTAGGGGCATGGCAATGAAATCATTTACCGCGATGAGCAATGACGGTATCAAGGCAGTCATCAGTGCCAGCAGAGAGACCAACGACCCGTACGCAATGACACTGAATCACTCAGACCTAGAGAGTCTGTTGTGGGCACTACAGGCCGCGCACGACGCGCCCGACCTGGACGAAGAGACTGTGGCGTGGGCAGGCTCGTTCGCGGGCGGAATCGCTCAGACACTCGGCATTGAATTTATCTAGAGGCGTAGCGAGACCACGCGGTCTACGGGCCGCGTGGTCTCATACATCCCTAGCTGAGAGGCCACACAATGGAAATCACCCCGCGCGTTGTCTCAAAATACATTCATGAGCCTAGCCGGAAAGATACCGGCCATGGCACGTCGTATACCTACAGCCGGACAATCAACGGCACGCCGTATTCCTTCACGTTCGTACTGATGCCGGACGGCGAACGTCGACACTTCGTGCAGAAGTACAACGGCTATTGCGCGGAATTCGTTGCCAACGGAGATATGACGCTAGCAAGCATTCTGAGGTTTGGGTGCGCGTGGTCACCCGTTCACTCGATCATCGTGAAGCGACGGAAAAAACATAAGTGCGGGTGTGAACACACGGATCACTTTAACGACGAATTCGGCCCACAGACGAAACACGACTACCAGGCCGCGACTTCGGAAAGCAAGGCTCACCCGTGGGTAGGGCCAATCTGTAATGACTGCGCAGCGACGTGTCTGTCAGGTTACGAACTAATCGACGCCTAGACCACTATCGAGCGCTCACGCTGTGAGCGCTCGCTTAGTTGCCTAGGGAATCGGAAGGCGTGACATGTACCCGTTAAACGAGACACACAAGGCAGTGCTGGATGCTACCGGCGACGAAGTGAATGCAGGCGACCATCTACGCGACTTCAGAGGCGACCTATGGGAATTCCTTGGGATTACGAAGGCGTCGGGTGGAGCGAACGCGTCAACTGGTCGTATCCACGTACGCGACTGTAACGAGCCAACGTGGGATGAGACTTGCTACCCGAGTGTTTTCGATATCGTCATCGTTCCGCGCAAAGACATAATCACCGTGGACATCCCCCTCACGGGCACCGACCAAACCAAGTTCGGCAGCGTCGGAACCGTGGAATACCGAGACACGCTCGGCGGGGTCCGCTACACAGCGCACATCACAGCGGACGGCACGGCATGGATTACGCGCCACAGTGACCACACGGGCGCCAGTGACGGGCCGGCTGTCGCGAAGTCGCCACTCCTGCACGGCATGCCCGCACTGGACGCGGCATGGAACGACCTACGGGGTTACTGAGCACAGACAGGAGAGAGAGTGGCAACGAGAATCTACGTCGTTAGGGGCATGCGGGAAGCGCTACAGAAGTTCGTACTAGTCCAGGTCTGTCCCGTTTGCGAAGACGACCTAGACATACACGATTGGTTCGAAGTCAAACAACAGGGAACGCCTGAGGTTTTCGTATCCAATTGCGACCGGGCGTAAGGACAGTCCGACCAATCAAAGAGCAATCGAGAGCGCACGGTATACTGTTCCGTGCGTTGTCATGGCACTTTGAAGGGAAAGAGAATGGCAGTCCGGACAGACAAGCGCATGGAATTCCTAACCGACATCCTCACCACCGCAATTGAGAATGGTGGGCACGGATGGTTCAGTGTCGACGTATACAGGTGGGACACCGAGGATGGTACGGCACTAGGCGCAGCGCATGCTGTCCTGATGCCTCATGACGAGCCAAACAAGCGGTACCTCGTCAACCTGGACACCCTAGCTAGCGGCCTATGCGCCATCCAAGATGCAGAGATGCGACCAGTGCACGGCGATCCAGAGGTTGAAGTGCTCCACAACTCGAAGACCGGGCAACGGCTGTATATGTCGGAAACGATGCGGCGCAACATCTTGCTGGCAGATCGAACCAACCTAGATGACGGAGATCTCGACTGCATCGATGCTATGGCGGTAATGGAATGTGGCCTATTCGGCGCAGTGACGTACAGCTAGGAACCTACGGAGGTAACAGAATGGGCGCACACAGAACACTGCCGGACGGCAGAACGCTGAATGCCGTGATGGACTTTGACCACGTCATCCAGGTGCACGAGGACGGTACGGTGACGGACGGACCTAGCGAGGTTTATGCGCCGGACCTGTACGCCGAAACGGTCTCAGACGGTTGGGAACTGATGAACGGCTATTCCGGCCAGTATGGCTACTCCGGACCCGTTATGCATCCATCAGAATTCATCGGTGGGCGGATGGCGGATGACATACTGACTACTCCAGGCGTGTACGTAGCGGTAATCGCCGATGGCGACGAAGAGGATTCCGACGGCTGGGCAGTAGCGCGCAAGCTCTAGAGACCGGCAAGCCTAGGGGAGAGAGATAAGGCCATGAACGGTTATATCGGATTCTTCAACGGACGACGCGTGGAGATCCAAGCAAACAGTCTGTACGAAGCAAAACAAGAGGCGGTAAAACATTTCCGCCCTAGCAAGAGCAAGGCGCATATGGTGCATGTGCATCTGGCAGAGAAGAACGGCGAAACGGTAATCCATACGGCGGTTGACTGAGTTACGAACCGACCGGGCTCGACTTCAAGAGGGAAGGGCACATTGAGCGAGTACAGCGCGTGTGACGAGAACAAAGTCCAGCTCGACATCGGGGACAGCGTCAAAGTCGATTTGCCATGGTCGGAGGTCTGCATGCATATGCGGATCGCCGGGCGCGTGATGACAGTCAAGATCCTGCCGTCACGGATGGCACAGATTCTCAACGACTCCGGGGAACCGTTCAGCTTCCCCGTGACGCTGGGGGAAGCAGGCATCTACGACAGGGACGGGGACGGGTTCTACGCCTACGGTGTGAAGGCGTGAAGGTCTAGCGGCATCCATGAGGCATCATCGAGCGGACGGCACGTTCCGTCCGTTCGGCTGGTCTCTTAGGGAGGTAGAGAGAACATGGCAGTACCGGGCACGACGGAGGTAGAGAAAGAGAACGGACGCACAACGCTATACGAGAGGTATACCGCGCTCACGGATGAATCCATGAGGAGTCTCGCCGAGCGGTACCGGCATCTTGCTATGGGGTACGCGCAAGGCTGGCAGGATGCCCTACGGTCGACCGGGGTCGAGAGAGACACCGATGCCGCGACCAGCTTCGGGTACGCCTACGGTATCCATGCTGCGGAGTACATGCTAGAACGGCGAGGTCATCGGCTGAACGTTGAGGATGCCTACGTGAAATGGCAGAACGGAGAGACGGAATGGTGAGCGAAGAGACGCCACAGGCTGAATTTCCGGAAGGCACCAAGGTCACATGGACGGATGCCTACCATCGGAGATATGGGGTTGTGATCCACACCCCGGACGGATTGGCTGCGACTGGCAAAATATGCGTTAGGGACTCTGCGGGCAGGCTGCATAACCTCACCCCGAAGCGACTTGCAAAGGCTTAGAGCCGATGACTCAACCCGTGCGGCCGGGGAACCGGCCGCATCGTTGACCTATCGGAGCTAACGAGAGGCTAGGTAATGTCGGACGAAGCACGGTATTGGGTAGCGACGCACAGAGGGCGTTTGTTTAGCCAAGAGACAATGGAGAGTCACCCAAGCAACGCGGCCAGCGTCATCGTGTATGAGGATCTACACGACGCACAACGCCGGAGACTAGAGGGTCTAGCAGATGATGCCCGCTGGCACCATGAGCGGACCAGCTTCGCCGGAGTCTTCACAGAGTGGGGCCCGATGACGGATACCGCGCGGCTTGAGCAGTGGAGAGACAAGGAGAGGCTAGAGCGGATGTCTGAAGAACAACACCGAGCTACGGCTTGACGGGGTCTACAGCCTGCCTCGCCGAAGGTAGGCTGTGATGTCCTATCAATCGACGCTTAAAGGGGAAGACGTGGCAGAGAATAAGTACGGCAAAGAGCGCTATGGGAACATGGCCGAAATCCGGCTTGCGGCGCAACACTCGGCACACAGTAGCCATTGGTTCAGCAAAGGCAGCATGGCGTTTTTCTCCAGTGTCATCCTCGACGGGGTATTACACGCTCGGTATTTCGTGACCTCGGAAAAACAAGGCGAGGATTCCGCGCGGCGATACTCCGTCCGGATGATCGATGCCGACGGCGAGGTTTCTACCATCGGGGAATTCATGGGATATGCAACGGCACGGGCTGCCAGGCAGGCAGCCTCATTCGCCGCTGCGGATGCCGCTAGGGAGGAACGCGAACAGTCCTGACCAGCCGCACCGATGACCCATCGGGGGCACGAGCTATCGCTAGTCGTGTCCCCTGTTGTCTTATCGGGACGGATGAGGGGAAGGGTAAAGAATGATGGACCTACTAGAGATCATGTGCATAACGTGTGGGCAGTCACCAGTGCCGGACGCGCCGCGCAACATCGGGGAATGGGATGACGCGGGCCACACGGACAGCGCGCATTACCCGAACTGGAGTCAAGAATCCTTCCCCGGCAGCCTCTGGGGCGCACACCCGCAGCGCGCCATGTGGTACGGCGAGGTGATTTGCTCGAAGCCCGGCGAAGACACCGACTACTTCTACGGATACGCGGACTGCGAAGAAGAGCCAAGCCTAGATGAACTAATCCCAGCGGGATGGAAGGTGGAAGAATCCACGATCAAGCCGACACAGAACAACCCCCGATGGACGAAGCCGCAAGAGGACTAGCTAGCCCGTCCTGATAGTTCAACCCTAGGGCGCCATCGTTGAACGATGGCGCCTTTCGTTGTCCTATTAGCACTCGCACGCACGAGAGGCAGACAACAGTGACCATCCCTAGCAAGCGCGACCTCGCGTCGATGAACGTCAGGCAACTCCACCAGTGCGCCACAGACCTTGGGTTGAAGGGGCACAGCAAATGGAAGCGTGAAGGTCTGGTGAAAGCAATCCTCGGCGCACGGCGCATCCTCGCTAAGGCCGCTGGTGACCGGGGCGCCCGGACGGGGCCGATGACCAACGACGTCCGGGGTATGAACTACGCAGACCAGCGGGGGAGTGCAACGAGCAAGCCGACTCCTAGTCAGGCTCGGCGTATCCGGAAGGCTGCGAACCGAGCCAACAGTCGTCCGTGATCCAGCTAGACCCGTAGGATGTTCGGTTTGCATCATGGACCGATGGTAAAATTGCCGGTCCTTGGTGCAAGTTGCGCAACCCCCTAGGGAAGGAAGCAGTATGGCAACCGAGGCATTAACCGACACAGAGCAATTCTTCTACGATCATGCCGGATGGAGTTACAACCGGGGGACGGAAACTCCAGAGGAGGGAAGGGCGCGTGGCGCGCGCAAGCTGGCGGCGGCAGAGAGACGGCTTAAGGATGGGCCGTACTACGTCAACTACAAGCCGGACGATCAACCATGGAACGGGGATGAGCCCTACGATGGCCCGTTGTGGATCGCAACACTGTGGTCTGTCGCGGGCTCGACGTCGGGTGAAGTGCTCGGAGCTATCGGATCGGTGCCCGCCGAACTAGGCGACCCGTACATGCGCGTAATCGCGGCAGAGTTGGCCGACGAGCACCTTCCCGAGTGAATCGGAGACTAGAGAGGCAACACAATGCGCAAGCGCTGGAAACACACTCCACCCGACCAGACCCAAGAATGCCCGCGCGACAACACATCGGCATACATCCAACGTCAGGTTATGGAATGGCTTGTCTATCACACCCCGGTCCATCCGGAGTCCGCACTAGAAATCGCGGCCTGGTGGCAGGCAGCGAGCAACCCCGGGATTACGACGTTCGCGTCCTCGGGAACCGTCACAGACAGCCTGCTTGACGAGGTGAAGGCGGAGCGCATGAACCTACTCGCTCAGGACGTCGACACATCAGACCAGGTACTGGAGCTGGACGCTTTGATCGCGTACCTCGGAAACATCCCCGGAAGGGAGTAAATGATGGTCTACCTATCAGACGAGGATATCCGGAAATCCCTACTAGCAAAGCACAGTTGGGTGCTGCCGATCGATGACAGCCGAAGCGGTATCAAGGTCTCGCCCTACGGTGACCCGAGAAATGAGGGACCTGTTTGCGTCGAGTGCGCCCCGGGGTGGCTGGATACGCTAGCGCGCGCAGCGCAACTCAAAGAGCCTTACGGCAAGAGCGTCTACGGCGCGTGGGACCCGTCGCCGCACTACTACACATACCTGAAGGAAGCGCGTTACCAGCAATGGGCGTGCGTCAGCGGTCGGCACGGCAGGATCAATTTCAACCGGAGCTAGACGGGTGCTAGGCAACCGTCTAGATAACGAGAGAGGTCAAGTAATGGACCCTAACGAAACGCTGCGGGTGCTACGACTGACAATCGCGCAAATGCGCGTAGATGAGCACCCTGATATCCGTCGGGCTCATGCGGACGAAATTGCCGAATACTTCGAAGCCCTGGACGAAGAGATGTCACGGGGTGGCTCCCTTCCGGAAGCGTGGCAACGCAACCCGTCGTAGTCGTTGAGTCCGTGCGGCCGGGCAACCGGCCGCATTACTCAGTGACTAGATTGGAGAAAGATGGACCACAAACTAAGCGACTTCAGCAAGGGGCAGCGCGTAGAGTCGCACCCCGCGACGAATGCATGGATACGAGGTGACCGATACGGCAACGTCACGAAGGTTGGTCGGCGGTTGGTGCACGTCAAGATGGACCGGTCCGAACGGACTCTGAAATTCTTCCCGAAAGACCTCATCCCCGTCACGCTCTAGTTGGCAGCTAGCAAAGAGGAGAGAAGATGGCGGACTGGAATAGGCTCGTCTCAGAGGAGCCACTAGAGTTTGGCGACCATACCTATCAGGCTCGACGGTCGCCGGACCACGACGGCATGCCCCGGTGGGAGGTGTACCGTCTCGACCTGTTCGCACCTATCGGATATCTCGGTGGGCATCTTTGCCCATTCCTGAATGGGGTGCGTCGGTTGTTTGTGTTCGACCACAACAGCCAACGGCTACCCTTCGTCGCCAAGCCACGCGACGCCGATGACGGTTGCGTGCACAGCTACAAGAACGCACTCAACGACCTACGCATGCACGAGGAGAGGCCGTAAAGATGTCCGGAGAGATTGACAGTTTCATGATCGGTGACATCAAAGACCCAATCCGTTTCAGGGTCGATATCGACCCTGATTACGAGAGCAGGCATACCGACACCGACCAGCACACCCCGGAGGACATCAAGGCATTCAACGACGGAGAATGGAGGTACGTCGGAATCACTGTTACGGCCGTGCACCTGTACGGAGACCTGCCGGCCGACGCGACATGCTGGTCCGTGGAATACGGCCTGCCGAAGCACGACAGCCGCGCGAAAGAGGGGGTCCCGAGACAACTGATCAGGGACGTCAAGGGTCAGCTACGTCAGGTGGCTGAGGAGATCGCCGCGCTACTGGCACAGCCGGACGTCGCCACGATATCGAGCACACACTTTCCCCGGACCCTAGGCAGCTAGAAGTTCATCGGGCGCACAGCCTAGGGGGGGAGTGTGCGCCCTGTTGTACGGCTAGCATCCACGCATCCACTACGGAAGGAACCGAAGTGCACACCACGGAAGAGCTGCAAGGAATGCGTCAGCCTAGTCTCATCGGCGTCGCCAAGAAGGTTGGGCTGACCTTCCCTCGGACGGCAAAAAAGCCGGACCTGATCGAAGCCATCCTCGGAGCGCAGAAGGACAGCAACAGCAACGGCAAGGTACCGGAGGTCGCATTCAGCGCGACGGAGACACCCGAGCCGGTCGTCAAGGCGACGAAGAGCACCAGGACCATGAGGGCACCGCTGAAGCGTACGGAGCGTGCGGAGGTCAAGGCGCCCGGCACGAGGGCACCTCGCCAGCGTGGCGGCCTGGTCAGCCTGCCGGAGGTGAAGAAGACGGGGTGTGTCAGGGATGACTGCCCGAACGTGGGTGCTGTGCAGGTCATCGGGAAGCCGTGGATCACGCTGTGCGCCGGTGACGGCGAGTCCTTCGAGCGCGGCCAGCGCGGCGTCACTGAGGGCAAGCTAGAGCTGGAACCGATCAAGGGGTAAGTGAGTGGAAAACGCAGCCTACGTACCGGACGTCGGAGACGTCGTAACGGTCGACTCACAGGGCCGGAATCCTGGCGAGTGGACGGTAGAGAGCCGGTACGAACAGACAATTGAATACCGCGTCGGGCCGGAATGGCAGTACTACCTGAAACAGAACGGCCGGACACTGGCAACAAACCTTCGCAACATCACGAGAGTTGTACGACGCAAGTAGCGCGGTATCGGGAGCGCGGCCGGAAGATTGGTAGGTCCGTCCGTGCTCCCCCTTACCATTCTACGTTATCCCCCATTCACCCGACGAGAGGACGAGGCTTATGGAATGATGTTCCTGTGCCTGCTATTGACGCTCTTTGGCGTCGGCTACTTCGGGTTGGTTGTGATGCTAGCTGGACGGAGGTTGGTACCGCTGGTCATTCGGAGACACCGCGTCGCGCTGTATGTCGTCAGGCAGATGGACCACAACGACAAGGAATAGGGAGGGTGCGACTACCGATGTCATCTTGGTTCACCCAAGATCACAAAGTGACCGCGCCGTAGCACACAGTCGCCCCCCTGGTCAACCGGCCGGGGGGGTGTTTTATTTCACCCGTACGGCAGGACGTGAAAACCGCCGCCGGAAGTCTCATACCTGGAAGGAATGCTAGCTTGGGAAGCCTCAGAGATCCCGTTTAAGGGGGTGGTGTCCGTGTCCGGTCCGGTCGGCGCTGGGTCCGGTGTCCGGTTTGCGTGCGTCCGGTCGTTCTCGCACAACCCGAAAAACCGACGGACCACCCAAAAAAGTCCGGTCCGGTGTGAACCAGGTCGCAGTCCGGTCCGTTGTGAACCGAGCCTAGTCGTCAGATTCGTCTTCCAGGTCGTCCTCAGAGATGGACGGCTGATCGAGCCCGGCGAGGCCGTCTTCGGCCCGCACCAACTCACGGCTCACGGCGGTAGCGAAGCATCGCGCGAACGCCCGCAGGAACCATCCCGCTCGGGACAGCTCGATGTAAGCGACAATCGGGCGACCGTTCTCATCCACGACCGCGTTAATCTGGATCTGCCTACCAACAAGCGTAGGTGCTTTCTTGATTTCCGCCGGCCACGATTCCATCGTGCGCGCCATATGCCTTGATCCCCCTGATCGGCAGTCTTGTTTTCAACCACCTCAGAATACCGCAACATATAGGAGCGCGCGGGTACAACAAACTCACTCGCGCGGAGGATTGACAACGGCGATGGATCTTGGTAGGCACGTCCGGTCCGGTTTGGTCGGAAACGCCTAGTCGCAGTCGTTTATGGACCTCTTCACCGGGGGGGTACCCCCCCCGGAGCCGCGCGCCCAGACCCCCGCGCACGGATCACGGAACCAGCCGGCAATCAGCCGGTCCGGATTCGCCCCTTGAAGAAGGAACCGACGTGACTCCGCAGCCTCAGCCACAATTCGACAACCCAACCCATCCGCCTCTCGCAGCCGGAGAGGAATGGTGCACGTATCAGTACTGGCGACCGGGGCTGCTCGATGGGAAGGGGGTGAATAGTTGGTGGCAAACACCGAGGAATTTCAGGACGACCGGCGAAGCGTTGGCGCACGCCGGGGCGCGCGGGCGAGGTGCCGTTGTAGTTCGAAGGTCCATCGAAGAAGTCTCCCATGGATGACGACACCGCCGCTGACTACATGTACGCGGGGGATCACGAGACGCTAGAACATGACGTCGATCTGATGGTGGCTACCGTTCTGTCGTTCGAATTCTGGGTCGCAGAATTCCGGCAGCAGACATCTATCTCGGTTGTCTTCGAAGAAAAAATGAGTATTGGGCTCGCGAAAGGAGAGGTCAAACTACCGTGGTAACAGCCATCGATGAGATCCGTAGATATGTGGACAGCGCAGGGGCAGAGATATGCAGGACGCCGATTTTCTCAGGAGACGAGGGGCTACTGTGGTACAAAATTTCGTGCAACCGCCTTGAGGTAGACGGCGTGGTGTGCAGCCGATGGCGCTGGGGAAGCACGATGCACATCCAGCCGATGATCCAGATAAAGTGTGACGCCCCGGCGGAGCATAGTGAGAATCCTGAGGGGTTCTGCCGGTGCGAGATCAACGACGACGGATACCACCCGGTGGCGCATGTGTTGGGCGCCATCTGTGACGTCTGCTGGTTGCTGGGTCCGGTCATCACGACAATGAGGGAGTGCCGCCATGGACAAAAACATGACACCTGAGGCGCTGAGTTCGGTGGCAGATATCATGAGGGCCCAGCTCAGCTCGGCAAGAGCTGCAAGAGGTGAGGCAATAATACGGGCCATCCGGCTGAAGGTGACCAACCTGTACGCTAAGCCATGGATTCCGCATCCCGACCTGGTACTAGCGGCGTTGTGGCCGACGGAGGAGGAAATCCGGTTCCAGATGAGAGCGGGAGCATCGAAGGCTAACGGTGGATAGCTTCGTACACTTGCACGTACACCTCCGGAAGTCGCTGCTTGATGGCCTCGGTGATCCGATGCAGGCCGCGTACACCGCCTATCGGCTAGGCATGCCGGCGCTGGCTCTCACGGACCACGGCAACCTCAATGACGCTTCCGCGATGTGGGAGGCGTGCCAGCAACACGAGATCAAGTATATCGCCGGCTGCGAGTTCTACTTGGCGCCAGGGTCACGACACCTGAAAGAGAAGGTCCGGTGGGGAAGTGCTGAAGCACCAGGCGATGTTGATCTTAGCGGTAACGGAGCTTACACACACCTTACGGTCCTTGCGGCGAATTCGGCGGGAGTCCGCAACCTGTTCGCACTGCAACATCTCGCGTACAGCGACGGATTCTATCGAAAACCTAGAATTGACCTTGAGAGTCTTGAAGAGCACCGCGACGGACTGATTGTCCTTAGTGGGTGCGCCAGTAGCGCAATCTCCACCCGGCTCCGCCTCGGGCAGGTCGGCGAGGCGGACAAGCTGATGGAGTTCTACCGCCAGACCTTCGGGGAAAACTTCTTTGTGGAGGTGATGACTCATGGCATCGATTTCGAGGCCGACCTCAACCGCCAACTCATCGGGATCGCCGAGCGCCACGGCACACCGACGGTGGCAACCAATGACTCTCACTATTGCACTGCTGAGCAGGCTCCCATCCACCGTGCTCTTTTGTGCGTACAGACTCAGTCTACGATTGCCGCACCGAAGATGCAATTTAGCGGGAGTGGCTATTTTCTGCGCAGCCTTGCGCAAATGGAGGCGCTCGGCTTACCGGCCGGATCTCTGGCTCGAACGCTTGATATTGCCGAGCGGGTAGAACGCTACAGCGGTGTATTCGAGCACAAGTTGAGGATGCCGGTGTATCCGGTGCCGGACGGCTGGACATCCGAGGACGCGCTGATCTCTGTAGCGACTGACGGGCTAGCGGCTCGGCTAGGGCGTCCGGTGCCGGACGAATACGCCCGACCGTTGGAAGAGCAGCTTGACGTGATCAACGGCATGGGCTATCCCGACTATTTTTTGGTGAAAGGGAGCATCCTCAGTGAAGCGAAACGGAGGGGAATTCGGGTCGGTCCGGGAAGGGGGTCCGTCGGGGGGAACCTCGTCGCATACGCCCTGGGCATCACGGACCTGGACCCAATCGCGCATGGGTTGCTGTCTGAGAGGTTCCTTAACCACAAGCGGCGGTCACTCCCGGACATCGACAGCGACGTAGACGCCGAACGGCGAGACGAAGTGATCGAAATAGCCCGCGAGCTGTACGGAGATGACCTGGTAGCGCAGATCACCACCTACGGCACCATCGGCGCCAAGGCGGCGCTCAAGGACGCTGTCAGGGTGCACGGTGGGAGCCCCGCTGAGGGGGAGAGGCGCGTCAGCTACCTTCCGCCTCCCCGAGCCGGGAGGCCGCCAGGGATCGATGCGTACATAGGACCGGACGACGAGATCTACGACACCGCCAAGGGTCTCTATGGTGCGGTCCGAAACGAAAGCGTCCATGCATCGGCAGTGGTGATCGCACCAGAGCCGCTAGCGGGGTTGCTGCCTCTCCGCAGAACCGGGGGCAAAGGCCCGAACATCACCGGCTACACAGATAAAGAGACCGAAAGCATCGGGCTCGTCAAAATGGATTTCCTCGGACTACGAAACCTGACGGTGATCGAAGATGCGACTGAAAGAATTGTGGCGGGCGGTTACGGCCGACCGACCCTGCCCCTCCTGCCAGACGAGTGCAACGACAGGAAGACATACGAGATCCTCAGCAGTGGAAACACACTCGGAGTCTTTCAATTCGATAGTCCTAGTATGCGAGGCTTGCTTAGACTCCTCAAGCCTGAGAACTTTAACGACATTACCGCAGTGCTCGCACTCTTCAGGCCGGGTCCTATGGGAGCGGGTGCTCACACTGAATATGCCCACCGCAAACGCCAGGGTGGATGGGACAGTGAGTGGGCAATTCACCCTGACCTGGAGGAGGCTCTACGACCCGTCCTCGCTGGCACCTATGGATTAATCGTTTTCCAAGAACAGGTGATGCAAGTGCTTAATGCCGTCTGCGGATGGAGTTACGCTGAGGCGGACAACCTGCTTAACGCGATGAGAAAGAAGGACCATGCGAAGATGGAGGCCACGAAACCGGAGTACTTCAGTTCGGGCGAAACGCAGGGATTCAACCGCGCTGCTCTCAGCGCGCTATGGGAGATTCTCGTACCCTTCGCAGACTACAGTTTCAACCGTGCCCATTCTGCGGGTTACGGTCTGGTCGCGTACTGGACTGCATTTCTCAAGGCCAATCACCCAACAGAGTATATGGCGTCTCTGCTCTCCAGTGTGGCGGACGACCCGGATCACCTACCTGAATATCTCGCGGAGTGTCGGCGGTTGGGAATCAAGATCCTCCCACCTAACGTCAATTTCTCCGGCGTTGGATTCCAATCAGGGGACATGGGGATACACTACGGTCCTGACGCCATCAAAGGCGTCGGCCCAGCCGTCGTGAACGCACTCGCCAAGAAAGCTCCGTATTCGTCGGTGAATGACTTCTTCCGGCGAGTGGACGCGAAAGTGTTGAATGCCGGCAGCCTGAAAGCGTTAGTCAAGGGCGGTGCATTCGACAGCCTGTGTCCCTACCGGGAGGAGCTGTATCTTGCGGCTGAGACGCTAGCGCTGCGTGCGACGGTATACAGACAAGAGACTAAGAACGGCCAGAAGAGCTTGTTTGGGGTGTGGTTCGGCGTCGGTGACTCCGGTCTCTACTCCGTGTCGACACGGCAACTCTGGGAGCAGGAGGTGTTGTCCACAGTCGTTACCGAAGACCTGGTGAGCCTCGTCGCAAAGCGCCGGCTACTAGAAGCGGAGTTGGTGTGGCTGAGGAGTGTCATCAGTCAGCACCCCGGCCAGACAGGACTACGGATGTTGATCGGGGCGGCTACCATCATGCTGCCGGCGGCAGATTGGCCGGCGATTGAGCCGGCCATAGAGTCCCTAGGAGTCTTTGATGTCCTACCACCCGCAGCACAGACCGGCCCAAGTCCATTACGGGACGCCCCTGACGCGATCGAAACAGGCATCGATTAGCATCTGGCTCGGGATAGCAGGGTTGGTGCCGTGCTTCGTCGGTGTGCCTGCGGTCGCCGCGATCGTCTCTGGGCACCTCGCGCTCCGGGAGCTGAAGGAAAATCCCAAGCTCGCGGGTCGGGGTCGGGCGGTAACCGGGATCTCCCTCGGGTACGCCGGCTCGGCGATATGGCTGGGTGCAATCGTCATGGCGGTCTACAGCGTGGTACAGGGTGCACAATGAAACTCGGTGCGTTCTTTACCAAACAATGGATCTGCCAAGAACCTACGACCTGGATCTGTCCAGACCCCACGACCAAGGTAAGATGCGCCGAGGGCATAGCGCATGCGTCAGGGGGGTGCGGCTACCGGTACGTCGCGTCTCTGCTGGAGTACGACTACGACATGATCAAGGATTGCGAGATTGTGTCACAGTCACAGAGAAACCGCTGAAACTGAGGATCGTGAGATAAGAGGAGAGGCCCACCCCTTCGGGGGTGGGCCTCTTTTTTGTGTTAGGCTCGCGGGCGGCTGGCGCCCGCTGGTCATGGAGAGAGGGATCTTGATATGCGGCAATGGCAACCGGACGAGTGGTTCACGGCATCAAATCTCACCAACTGCTTTGAGGCGATGTTCACCGCAGACAAAGTGCTGGTCCGGAACTCCAAGGACAAGGACGGGCCGGTCGTGGAGTTCACTCACACCGAGTGGAGTATCCACACCGACAGCGTGAAGCGCGGCGAAGTAGACCTGCCCGCGTAGCGCAAGTCGCGGAAACGGAGGGGGGCCCGGAAGGGTCTCTCTCCGTTTTGGTGTACCCTGAGTACCCCTAGCGACAGAAAAGCGCTCAGCGGCCGTCTCAGCGGCCTACAGTGCATACTGAGAGGGGTGGGCGCCTCACCGCTTCCTCTTTCTCCTCAGGATGCCTCTCTGCTTCTCTCGTTCCGTCTTAGTTGCGTGACAGGCTGTGCAGATCCACCCGAGATTCGAGGGATCGTCGGTGCCGCCCTCAGCACGGGGGATGATGTGGTCAACTTGGCCGGTGGGGTCACGGCGGTTGCAAAAAACACAGAGTTTGGTCGAAAAATTTCGGGCTTGCTTTTTCAAGGTCTTCCAATTACCCGGTAATTCTCGCTGTCCAGAAGAACGCCGCCAGACCTTGTGCTTAGGGCACGGGCTGTAGAGGGGGCAGGCCGGTTGGGGGCAGCGCTTCTTGGCTCTCGGCACGCAGCCCCCCCCCTCTTCAGTCGGCGAGACGAGGCACAGTGACTCCAGGGTGTGTGTGCAGTGGCGTCCGTGTGCGATCCTCAGTGGTGTGCAGCAGATGGTGAGCCCAGCAGCCCGACGACTACGCCTCGGAGTCGAGGTACGTGCGCTCCGTGAGCAAGCCGACCTCACAGGTCTCGACCTCGCCCGCGAGGCAGGCGTAGACCGAACCGCGCTCAGCCGGATTGAGCATGGCGAACGGCGGCCTCTCGACCTTATCCTCAAGATCCTCGATAAGTTGCTGCCCGATGACGCTGTGCGCTACGCCGAGCTGGTCCGGGTGGCACGGGATGGCATCAACCGGGGATGGTGGGAGCGTCCGGAGTACGCGGGCATGGGTGAGCGCCAGGCGCGCACTGCCGACCTGGAGTGCGGGATCGTGCTCGGGCGGCTATATCAGAATGTCTTGCCGCCGGGACTGTTGCAGGCGGAGAGCTACGCCCGATACCGAGCAGAGGTGGCGGTGAGGGAAGGCGCACAACTCGATATCGAGGGCACGGTCAGGGGTAGGAAACGGCGACAGGAGGTGCTGAAAGATCCGGGGGTCAGATTGGATGTCATCCTCGAACCACAAGCTATTGACCGCGAATACGCACCGGGGAAGGTGGTGCATGAACAATTGATGCATCTGTATGACGTCGCGACGCACAACAGTAGCGTAAGCATTCGCGTACTACCCGTGAGGGCGAAGTTCGACACGGGATATGCCCCTCGGAGCCCCTTCGAGATCTTCAGCTACCGGGACCCCGGCGACATGACCTTGGTGAGCGTGGATACGGTGGACGCTGACAAACTGATCACCTCGCCTGCCGAAGCAGCGCGATACGTACAGCTACATACCCAGATGACCAGGGCTGCACTGTCCAAGACGGTGAGTGCGAGGATGATCTACGAGGCAGCCAGCAACGCTGCCGGGAGCTAGGAGGAAACCATGCAGTACGGCAACTGGCGCAAGAGCAGTCGATCGGCGGACGGGGGACAGTGCGTGGAGGTCCGGGAGGCCACCGACGGCAGCGCTGCTCAGGTCCGTGACACCAAGGATCGAGAGGGCGGGACGTTGACCTTCACCGGTCCGCAGTGGACCGGGTTCGTCAAGGCCGTGAGGTCGTCGACGTTCGTCGCCTGACACCGAGCACCACCAGGGGGGCCGGCACCTACGGGTGCCGGCCCTTTTTTGTCCCCAAAACACTCCACATCGACCCCTTGTGATGTTGACGGCCGTCGTGGCACGCTGCAATGTGCGGCGGTGCACAGTGGCTCAAGGCACTGTGCCTCGCTGTACGAGGACACGGTGACTCGACCTCCGTCGGCAAACGGCTTTTCGGCCGCGCGCCGTGTCCCCTAGCTGGGTGGCGGGCTTGGGGTTAAGGGGTCAGGCCCGCCACCCTCCGAGATGGAGGGGCGATGAACCCGATCAGACGGTGGCGCCTACGGCTATCATCTTGGCGCCTACGGCTAGCAGCCGATGAAATCCTGCTGGCGGCGCGTCTCGATGACCTCGATGATGTTGAAGCAGCTCGTCAGCGGATCATGGCGCAGAACCACCGGCACGGCTGGAACGACCAGACGGTCATCGACGGACACCAGAGCCTCACCTACGGCCAGCAGCGGCAGTTTCAGCCGCCTTCCGGCGGTACCGAGGGTGTGTTGTGATGGAGCAGTCCATGACGCTAGCCGGCTATGACTCGGCGAGCCTCGCAGCCGTGGTGCTGTCCGCGACCCTGACCGTTGAACAGCACCTCGCCCGGCCGGGCAGGTCGTACGCGCCAGGTGTGTGCGGCGGATGCACCCCGCAGGGCTGCCCGCTGCTGACCTGGGCTGAGCGGGTCCTTGACTGGACGAGGGGTGCACGGTGAGCCGCGCGTGGTGGACTCCAGGGGTATACCGTGAGTCGTTGATCGCGGGCGCGCAAAGCCTCGTCGCTGAGCACTGGCCGGTATGCGGTCGCTGCCCTGAATGCGGAACAGAAATCTGTTCAACGCTGATGGCTGCCTGCCGGTACCTGGCGCTCAAGAACGCCGATTTCCCACCCCTGCCGGACGGGATACATGTAGACCTAGGCAGCCTCTTCAAAAACCTCTGAGGTGGAGGGGTGACACCAACGGGATTCCAGCGGTTCTAATAGTTAGTCTGGTTACGTTGGGCTTATTTCATCCCTCACTTACTTAAGAGTGCAACCCCCGTTACGCAGCACTAATGCCCCGGACGCTTTCGATGCGGTCCGTCAGAGCACCGCGTTCTGAGTTCTCTCGCCGACGGTCGCTGAGAGCATCTTCGGTCGAGATTGAGCAGCGACCCTCGTCCGCATCGGTGAGGTCTCCGATCTCAATGGTGCCGGAAGGAATTCCATCGGTCGGGTAATTGATGACCTCTTGGAGCCGTTCTACGGCTCGATACATCGTAGAACGTAGGGTGCTGCTCTTCGGTGGCATCAGTTGCTTACCGTAGGTCTGATGCAGTACTGCACGGTAGTGCTCAGGCATCCGACTGGACGTCATGGCCTCGGTGATCTGCGGTGGAAGGTCTTCGAAGGAGTCCCGAAGGGCTTCGCGGATCTCCTCAACCGACCAAGGCATTCCAGACCAGCCAGCGGGGTTGTGCTGGCGGCTCTGGTTCATGAGGTGTTGCCGAGCTTCTCTGACTAGCAAGTCGAGAAGACCTTTGTACGTTGGTGTTGTGATGGTCTTCGTTTGTAGTATCCAGAGGAATAGCTCCTGAGAGACATCTTCGATGTCTACGATCTTTCCATTGGCAGCGATCTTAGCTGCCTTACGGCAGAGGCGGAGGTATTCTAAAGTGTCTTCATTGGTCAAGTAAGTTTTTCCCTAGTTAGTAGAGGCGAACACCCTACGTGTTCGCCTCTTTACTTATTGGATCGAACGATGGTGTTCGATCCCTAGTATTAACTCTACTAGGTAGGTGGCCGGTTTTGGCCGGCCATAACTAGAAGGGCGAGGAGTAAGAGCCAAGCCTGAGTAGCGGCCATTAGGGCCGCAAGGCTGACGGGCTCTCCGAGCCCTTCACTTACTTAAGAGTGCAACCCCGCCAAACTAGGACATCTTAACTGGCCTTTGGCTGCCATATACCACCGCCTGTTGTCAAGCCTGGGACCCTCAGATGTGGCTCACGCCACGTCACAGACCGGGTCGAACCGGGGCATTCGGACGTTGGTGATCCCAGAACTCCGGACTAGCGTTGTGCTCATGGCGCTCCGATACATCGAAGGTATGGGAGCAGGGAGCGAAGGAGAGGAATGGGTGTTCACAACGACGACCTAGCGCCACCCATTACCGCACCTCTTAGCGACCTAGTACTAAGGGGGAGCCTTGCCGTTGGCAACCACGGACCGCTGTGGACAAAACCACAACCACCGACGCAGGAGTACATAGCAATCCTTCGCTGCGGCCGACTACAGACGTTCTTGCTGCCACCAACCACCGGAGACCTTCTCTGGTGCGTCCGGTGCGACGAGTGGGAGACGTGCCGCGTGATCGGGGGGAGCTGTGTCGCCTGTGACGACTGCGACCTCTACCAGGAGTACGGACATGACAGACACAGGGCTCTACGTCATAGACGAGATCACGCAGTGGGCCGCGACGGACATCGAACGGTTACTCACAGAGCAAGTGTTGGCACCCATACCAGGACGGGTGTGGTCTTTGAGTACCACAACGACCACGGGGGAGACAGGAATGGTAGTCCGGATTGAAGATACCGTCGAACGTTTCGGCGGGACGTTCAACGCCACAACCACAACTCCGGCCGGAAATGCCGCCGCTATGGCGTGGCGAAATCTCAACACGTATACACGCCATAACGAGGCTCGGCGCGGCTTCCGTATCTGTGCGCGTTCTGCCGGCGGTCACGAAAGGTTCGCTGACGTCTCAATGCCCGTTTGTTGTGTGGGAGCGTGGCGCTCCGCCCTCGGAGAGGACCGGCGCGTCACCTCCGTTACCGAACTCATTGAAACCGACCAGGAAGGATCTACCGACGTGTCTACCACTACTACCACCACCAAGCCTGAGAAGACCGCAGCGGAAATTCAGGCGGAGTTCGACGCTTTCAAAGTCACGGTCGGGCGCACGGCGATGAGGTACGCCAAGGTGCACGACTGGTGCGGCGTCGTCAAGGAGGCCCTCAGCGATGTAGGCATTGAGCCGGTGACGCCGCAGAAGCTCCGGTTGGTGGTCGAGATTGACGAACTGCTTGATCCCGAGAACAACAACGACCCCTTCGATCTCGACTCCGTGGAGACTAGCTGGCGGACAAGCGTCCGGTTCTACGAGCAGCTGGAAGGCGCCTTTGAGGATGGCCTTCGCGCGGTCGTCAAGAGCTTCGAATACTTCACGCCGGACACCGAGGATGACCTGTGACGCAGTTCAGGGGTCAATACAAGCTCCGCTCTGCACTCCCAGAGGGGACGGAGGTTCGATTCCAGGGCACTCTCGGAAATGTAACCAACCCGCAGTATGCCTACGAGTCGGAACACTACATCCCCGTTCTCTTTCTGTCGTCCCTTACACCCAGCTACATCTTCTATCAACACCTGGAAACGCCGGTGGCCGTGGAAGAGAAACCACCACCAGTGACGCTCAAGGGGACGAACGTCTACTCTGACACCCTGAGTGGCGCGGTCTATCAGACAAGCGGCGGCTGTTACGTCTGTATTAACGCGGTGAAGCCGTCGATCCCGATCGGAGATCACCCCCCGGAATCCATGGTGCGCCTTTATCGGGAGGTGTGAGTGAAGGAGACCATCACCCTCTCTCGGGCGACGTGGTCTAACCGCTACTCCCAATGCCTCAGCGGATCAGCCGGCGGACGGTTCGTGCACTCGGAGCGAGTCTTCAGGGTGGAGTGGAATGTCTTCGAGGGGGAGACGTTCCTTTACCGGGTCGATGGATGGCAGCCCGACGGCTCAGGCTACAGCGACAGAGAGTGGGGGGGGGGAATGAGTTTCAAGGAGACCTTCAAGGGTCTGTTATTGGAGTTCCTTCGTCGCCAGGGGATCGAGGCGACTGAGGTCACTCAGTGGGATGACGATTGCGACGCCTACACCACCGGTTATGACTCGTACGAATACACCGAGAAGGAATTCTCCGTCGACATCTACTACCGCACGGCGGGAATGAAACGTCGTGTCAGTCTGTGGGAGGGCGACGAGGATCGCGTCTACACCTACGACTACAACTTCTCGAAGCTCTTGGAGGGGCTGATCGCGATTGCTGAGGAATTGGATGCAAATCCAAGCCGCTGATCTCGCTCGGCTCTGCTACAACGGCGTGCAGTTTTCGGCAAAAGACAGCAGCCTTGGCGGAACGGTTATGTTCTATCCGACCACTAGTCAACTGTTTGTGTGCGCCTCCGATGATTACGTAGCGATGGAGGACTCGGCACCGGCTAGGACGTTCTCGGCACCGAGCATGGGCGGAGACCATTTCTACCTCGGGTTGAAAGAGCTGAAGGAGCTAGAGAAGTTCCTTCGGGATAAAGACGGCTCGGCTCAGACGCAGTTTCCTGGGGACGGAAAGGCACTTGAAGTGATGTCGCGGAACGACGACGCCACCGATCTCGTTTCGGTACTGCTGCCACTTCCGGAAGACCCTCCGGATTTCCAGCCGGTGATGGACATCCTCAACCTTCCGCCGAATCCCTTCCAGCACATCGGGATTCCGTTCGCAATCCGAGCGGCGAGGTTTACTAAGTTCCGGTTGTTGAGGACTCCACCGAGTCCCAGCACCAAGGACGAATACCCAGTGGATTTTCACTGGGACGGAGACCTGCTCCGTTGGAAGTGCGGTCCGTTCCTTCGTGGGGTCGTCGCGCCGTTACAACGGGAGTCGTTTGTGGCTCAGAACGGCGAGGATATCACAGGCATCGAAGAGCTATTCGAACAAGAACGAGAGGCGGTGTTGTGGTGAAACGGATCGTGGAGTGGTACAAGCGGAACGTCCTCTTCGCTTCTGTGATGGCGTTCTCTGTCGCATACCTCGTTGGTGTGGCAATCGGGGCGGCTACCAGATGAAGTTGGCGATAGTAGGCGGTCACATCCTTACTAGGCAACAAGCCGAAGTGGCATGGGTGCTGATCAGCGGATTGATTTGGCACCACGGAGCGACCGAAGTTGTCAGTGGTGGAGCCACGGGCGTCGACTCTGTTGTGGCGGGTGTCGCGAGTGGATTCGGATACAGCAGCGACGGCGATCCGGACCGTGTGTTGAATGTGATTACTCCGGACGTCCACGAATGGGACCCGCCCGGGGTGCGCGGATACAAGCGCCGGAACGAAGAGATCGTGGCGACGCTCAGCCGCCCGCACGACCGGTTGGTGAGGATCGGTAAGCACGTCGGACAGAGGTCCTACGGGTCCGGCTGGACGGCTGACCTAGCAGAGGAGAGGTTAGGTGCTGACGCAGTTCTTAGGTTCTGGATTTGAGGTGACGCCGGAGTACGAGGAGCCTTGGCACGCGCACTGTTCGACGCAGTTCGGTGACCGTCAGATCCCAGCCGACCAAGCGTGTTGTGGCCACCGATACTCCAGCCCCAACCCAGAGTACGGGGGTGTATTCTTCGCTCTCGCTCACTGCTGCCCGCTGTGTGACCTGATTCACACTGACGACCTTCCGTGCGTGCACAGTGGGTTGGGCAACCAGTGATGCACGTCGATATGATTGAGATATGACGGAAGAAACCAAGCGCTACACCCGTAGCTTCTCTCAACTGAAGAGCTATTCCAGGTGTCCAGAGGCTTTCCGTCTCGAAAGGATGGTCCGTCCTCGCTTACCCTCCAGGCCGGCTAGTTGGCTTGTTGGGGGCACTTCATTCCAAACGGCGGTTGACGATTGGGAACGTGCCGGCAGGAGCTACGGCGAGCAGAAGATAGCGGAGGAGTTCGAGCGGATCTACCGAGAACGCATTGAGGAATTGAGGCAGCGTCAGCCGGATATGGGTATGTGGCTGAAGCCGCCCCGGACGAAGACCGTCGAGAGTGACATCGAAAACCGCCTCAATCGGGGGTTGACGTCCTGGATACCGAACTACGTCCAGTACGCCATCGAGGCGGAGTGGGAGATATGGGAAGACCCCTTTGGAGACCTGGCACTTGAGGTCGAGTTCGAATGGGAGTTTCCGAATGGGGTTGTAGTCCGGGGTGGCATCGACCGGTTGTTGTGGTGGCCTAAGCAACAGGTCGTCACCATCGAAGACCTGAAGACTGGCAACCGGGAGAACGACTACCGCCAGCCGGGGTTGTATGGATTCGTAGCGAACAGGCTGTTTGCTGACGATCTCCCTCAGCCGATTGAAGAACTCCGGTACTGGTATGCGAAAGACGGCGTCCCGTCCGAATGGGAATCCATCAGTCGGTACACCGAGGAATACCTCACTGCTGAGTACGGCGCTTTAGACCGGGGGGTCGAGGCGCGAGTGTTTGTCGCCAACCCCGGTGACCATTGCACGTTGTGCGGTGTCCAACCCTATTGCCGATTGAAGGGGCACTTGTCTGCGTGACTGATCTCGTGAAGACCGATGCAATCCGATCTGGGAGGCAATAGACATGATGACCCCTGACCTACTCCGGCCGGAGACCTATCTTGACCCCGCCAGCGTCGCACAGCTTGACCAGGCGGAAAAAGAGGCTTCTGATCACGTCGATATGACAATCGATGCGACGGTGGACATGCTGCGTGCAGATCCGTTGGTGTCGGTGACGGCATGGGCGGTGTTGATGGCAGCCGCGATGACGCCCGCTCAGCTCGCTAGTATCGCGAGCTATCTGTTATTCCGTGCAGCACGGGAGAAGATGTCCGCCGAAGACAAGGAGAGCAATTGAGCGACGACTACAAAATCCAGGTAAACACGAACGTCAACGGAGACCTGGTCAATGTCCGCGCCAGTGGTGGTGATGACATGCTTGATGTTATGCAGGGGTTCGCTAAGAACTCCGGAGAGATCTTCAAGGCTTTGGGTGACATCAAGCAGGCTGCGTTAGTGAATGGCGTATTTACCGGGAGCGCCGCCGACGCCGCGCGGCCGAAGGCGGCGTCAGGTAGTACTGCGCCTGGCGAGACACCGTCGTGTCCTACGCACGGACCGATGAAGGACATGCGCGGGAAGCGGAATAAGCAGGGTGATCCCTACAAGAACCGCTGGTATTGCAAGACGTTCGGTTGCGCCGACAGCAAGGGCACCGGAGATTGGATCGAATAAATGGCGTCGCTGTCGCTAGCGATGAGGGCGAGGGGCTCCGTTGGGAGCCCTCTACCCTCGCCCTTTCCCTCATTGGAGCGGATGCGGGCGTTCGCGAGACGGGGTCAGATCAGTTTGTCTGCTGGCGCTAGTGGGGGTGGTAAGACGGCGTTCTGGTCCCATTGGGTTCAGGCGGCTCGCTATGACGGCATCTCCCCTATCCCAACGATCTACTTCTCTTCCGATTCTGACCAACACACCGTAGGTATCCGAGTCGCTCAGAGCGTTCTTGACTGCAACCAGGACGACGCAGCGGAGTTGCTAGAGGAGAGATGGGAAGTCTTCCACGAGGCGACGGAGCATGTGTGGTGGGACTTCACGGTCGGTCCGACGCTCAGTCACTTTGACGCAGAGATCGATGCCTATTCCGTCGCCAACGGAGCGTATCCACATCTGATAGTGGTAGACAACCTCATGGACGTTGACGCCGGGTACGGCGCTGACGAAGGCTCTAACCAACGGGAGGCGCTGTTGTGGGGGAGTAGTAAGTCCCGGGAGATCGGGGCGCACATCGCCTTTCTCTGCCACGTCACCGGGGGGAACGTCCTCGGTAATAGCCCGCTCGGGAAAGACGCCATTCTCAACAAAGTCGACAAGCGCCCAAGGCTGATTCTGACGTTTCATCAGTCTAATCCAGGTCTGCTATCCGTGTCCGTCGTGAAAAATTCGAGTGGCCCGGCTAACAGCAACGGTAGCTGGTTCTGCCAGATTCCTTGGCTCCCTGAACGATCTTGGATGGGTGGGTGAGTATCTAAGTGACTAAGAAGAACGAGTCAGAGATTGCGTTCATCGCTGACCGGCTGATACAGAAGGTCTGGCAGGGAGACGAGACCCGGCGAGGGTTGGCGCTTTCGGCCGCGTCCGTGGCCCTGGCGGCGATTCAGGATTTCACCGCTGGGTTGTATATGGAGAGCACCGACCGATGAGAGCTGTCGCGGGGAGTGCGCGCTACCCGAGCCCACCCGAGCCGGGGACGATCGTCGGACCGAATGCCTTCGGGGAACACCTCGTGGTTGTCGGGACAGAAGGTGGAGTGACGACGTTCTCTTACGTGACGACGGACGACGTTACCGCCAGCCTTGAACGGGAGCCCCAGTCCGTAGCGGAAGTAGGGATGCGATGACAGATGGGAGCAGGGGCGGAATGATTGGTACGCAGGGATTCTGGCTAGAGGACAACACCGCCTGTGAGGTCGTTGGCGTTGTGGATGAACTCGCCGGGCTATATGAGTTCCGAGACCTCGATGACCCCGATAATGACAATTGGGTCGGGTTCATCCGGGACTTCGCCCCGGAGTGTTGAATTGCAGTGTTGCCGAAGTACAGGTTATGCACGCTGATGCCCTCGATGCGCTTCGCGAACTGCCGGACGCATCGGTAGATGCAGTGGTTACCGACCCTCCATACGAAATGGGGTTCATGGGACGGATGTGGGATGCCTCGGGAATCGCCTATAGCGTCGACCTGTGGCGCGAGGCGCTACGGGTACTGAAGCCGGGTGGGCACTTGCTTGCATTTGGCGGCACCCGGACCGTTCACCGCTTGACGTCTGCGATCGAGGATGCGGGTTTTGAAATTAGAGACGGTATTGATTGGCTTTATGGGAGCGGTTTCCCCAAGAGCCTTGACGTGTCCAAGGCCATCGACAAGGCCGCCGGGGCGACGCGCACCGAGGGTGGGCGCGAGTGGTCGGGCGGGCAGCGCTCGGCGGGCATCCTCGGTGACAACCTGGGGACGCAGACCCGCACGATCTACGACGCCCCCGCGACCGACGCCGCCGCGCGCTGGGCCGGCTGGGGCACCGCACTGAAGCCAGCCAGAGAGCCAATCGTCGTAGCACGGAAGCCCCTCGCCGGGACGGTGGCCGCGAACGTGCTCGCGTACGGCACGGGGGCGCTGAACATCGACGCCTGCCGGGTGCCAGCAACCGACAAGGCGAAGTTTCCGACCGGTCACAGCAAGGCGACGGGCGCTGCTTATGCACAGGACGAATACAGCAAGTCGTGGACGGCGGGCGAGGATCGGAACCCCGCCGGCCGGTGGCCGTCGAACGTGGTGCTGTCCCACGTCCCGCTGATCGAGGACGGTCAGCGGGTCGGGGATGCGTGCGCCGACGGGTGCGTGCCGGGCTGCCCCGTCGCCGAGCTGGACGCACAGAGCGGCGTGCTCACCTCCGGCAAGATGCGGCCGACCCGCCCGATCGGTAGGCGCAGCGTCTACGGACAGAACGCGGCCGACGGGTACACCACGGTGGAGACGTACGGCGACACCGGCGGTGCGTCGCGGTTCTTCCCGGTGTTCCGGTACCAGGCAAAGGCGCCCACCCGCGAGCGCCCGAGGGTGAACGGCGTCGCCCACCCGACCGTGAAACCACTCGCCCTGGTGCGTTGGCTCGTGCGGCTCGTGACGCCGCCGGGCGGCGTAGTGCTCGACCCGTTCGCCGGTTCAGGCACAACAGCCGAAGCGTGCCTTCTTGAGGGTTTCCGCTGCATCGCAGTCGAGCGTGAGGAGTCCTATCTACCGCTAATCGCTTCCCGTATTGAACGTACCAAGGAGGGTCAGAGATGCGACTGATCATCGGCTCGACTGCAATCCAGCATCACTTCCCAGACTTTCCCCGCGAGCCGAAGGACTTGGATGTCCTGAGTCCGTATAGCCGACCGGGGGACAGCGACGATTCCTTCTGGCACCCAAGTTTCTATCAGTATTGGTGGTCTAAGCCGGTACGGGTAGCAACACCCGACGAGCTGTATACGCTGAAAGTTTCCCATAGTGCGTGGGAGCTGAAGAATGGTTCGTGGGGGAAGCACATCGCTGACGCGATGTTCCTGAAGGCGAAGGGCGCGACGCTGATTCCGGGGCTTCACAAACTCCTCTATGAAGTCTGGGAGGAGAAGCACGGCGCCAAGAAGGTTGACCTGACGAAAGAGTCTATGGGGTTCTTCGCTGACGCCGTCAACCGGAAATACGACCACGACAGCTTGCATGTCTCGGTGGCCTACGGAGACAGGCCGCTGTATGAGAGCGTCTTGAAGGATGACGCCTCAGTCGAGATGGACATGAAGAAGGTCTGGGCTCTGCCGTACGACACGCAGTTGCAGTTGTTCCGCGAAGAGGTGTACGCGACGGCACTGGAACGGATAGTAGTTCCTCGGAACTACAGGTGCTCCCCTGGGGCTGCGTACGTCTGGGCTCTCCGCCGGACCATCACGAGCCTAACCAAGGGCAAGTCAAGTCTCTTTCTCATCGAGAACTACGACCGGATTTCGCGTCCGGATACGGATTACGTCGCAAGGCACCTTAGCCGCGCGGAATACCTCATCCCACTGAAGGAGAACGCCCGATGACAGCCTGCCCGCTCTGCGCTACCGACCTCCCAGACGACCACCCCGCCATCACCGCCGACAAGCTCGACCGCGTCATCGATTGGCCAAGCATGGTGGGCGATTGGACCTACAAGATTGGTCAGGCGAAGACCGTTGACGGCCTGACATTCAAGGTTGTCAAGAAAGAACTCGACACAGGTTTCGACTCCTACGGCACCCGTCAAGAGGGTGTGGTGTTCGTCGTCCTGGAGGTCGACGGCAAGTACTTCCGCAAGGACGGCATCGGGGATTCCTACGCTGACATCGAATGGAATGGTCACTTCCGCCAGGTGCAGCCTTCGCCGCGTACCGAGACCGTCTACGACTTCCTCTAGGAGCACTGATGACGCTGGGTGAGATCGAGGCCCTTATTGGGGACGCCGGGGATGGCTGGTATCGGTGGGACGAGGGTCTAGCGGAGGAGATCCCCGGCCTCGGGACCGTGACTTGTGTCAAGAGCGGCGGTGGTGAGGGCCAGGGCGACGCGTATTGGTTGGTCTTCAACGTCGTTGACACTGCGGGTTCTGTTCGGTGGTTTCGGATGGACGGCTATTACGCCAGCTACGACGGCGGCTACTACGACGGACCCTTCTCGGAGGTCAAGCCGGTTGAGCGAATGGTGACGTTCTACGAATAGCTGTCAGAGGGCAATTGGGCGTGGGCGCCCGCCCCGCAACGGGCGCCCATCCACACCTAACCTATCGGGAGATGATTGAAGGAGTGTCACGGCTGCTCGAAACCCCTCACTGGCCGCCGTAGAAAATGGTGTAGTGCAAACTGTTTCGATGCCGAAAAGCAGCGAGTAGCAAACATCAAGTACAGAGAGAAACTGTACTGTGTCAACTGTGGTGGGGAACTGTCCGGCCGGCAAACGAAATATTGTGGACTGGCCTGTAGCTCGGAGTACCAAACTCGACTGTATGCGGAACTGATTGCTCGTGGCAGCAAGATATGCACGGGTTGTCAACAGGACGTAAGACTCAGCGAGTTTTACCCGCACGGCACCACAGCCGACCGACTCAGGCCAGAATGCAAAGCTTGCACGATGGAAGGCAACGGCACAAGGAAAGACGCGACGATGACACGTCGCGTCTACCACCTCAAGAGCGCTTATGGGATTACGCTTGAACAGTACGGGAAGATCCTAGCTGCTCAAAACGGAGTCTGTGCCGTTTGCTTTCGGCCACCGCGAGGAAAGCTGCTTGCGGTAGACCATGACCACTTGACGGGCATTATCAGAGGCGCTCTCTGTAGCTCGTGCAATCTGCGGGTGATCGGTAAGCATCGCGATAGTGACCTGTTCCGGAGCGCTGCGAACTATCTAGACAGCCCACCGGCGATTGTGGCCATCGGCGAGGTCATAGCCCCGAAGAAACAACCGAAGAGGAAACGCCAAGCGCGAAAAAGGAAGCGATGAATCTTAGTTGTCTCTCAGCCCCGCTGGGCTGCGGTCGGGTTATTACTGCGGAGGAATTCAACCGGTGGGACGATCTCAGCAAAGCAGAGTTCCGTATGTCGGGTTGGTGCCTTCGCTGCCAGAACAGTATTTTCGATGCCCAAGGATGGGAAGACGATGAGTGAGGACTACGTGTACGCCGGGCGGTGGAACGTCGGAGACAAAGTGCTGTTCCATGGGCTGAAAGCGAAGGTGGTTGAGTTCAGCATCCGTGACGAGAATCGTCTTTGGGCTGTCCCGATCTGCATTCTCAAGACCGGGGTCGTGACGCTCGCGCATGATGATGCTCTTCAGCGCCGGGGGAAGGCGTGAAGCTGGTCGTTGAAGTCGATGATGACCTTTTTCGGAAGCGCGTCACTGATGGTTGGTGGTTCCAGGCTGAGATCGTCTATGACAACGACAACACGCCCCAAGCATACGGCTTCTTCTGTATCGATGTCATAGAGGTAATTGACGATTGACGGCGACCCCGGAGACATCCGGAAAGTTCTTGAATTCTATGGTTTCGATGACGTTGATGACGTCCCGGATAGCGGAGGTTGGCGCACAGTTCGCTGCGCTTTCCACGGCGACCGTAGAGCTAGCGGAAGAGTTTCGGTTGATGCAGGAGCATATAAATGCCAAGCCTGTGACGCAAAGGGCGACGTCTTCAGCCTGATCATGTGGAGGGAGAGATGCGATTTCGTTGATTCCATCCGACGCTATGAGAGCATCACTGGAGAGAGAGTCAAAACGATACGCAGCGAATCTCGCGGTCAACCCGGAGGTCCTAGACTACCTAACTCGGGAAAGACAGATTACGAGCGCGGCGGTGGATCGATTTCGGCTCGGCTGGACGGGAAACGATCCCGCCGTCGGAGACCCGGCACGGAAGATTAGCATTCCGTATCTCAGTTGGAGCGGCATAACGCAGATCCGATTCAGGAGTTTTGGCACCGGGACAGGAATAAAGTATCTCGGTACAGAGGGAACGCCGACGGGTCTCTATAACACCATAGTCCTCCGGAGCAGTGCACAACGGGTGTACGTCTGCGAAGGCGAGATTGACTGCATCACGGCAGAAATCTGTGGCCTCCCGGCGGTGGGTGTCCCAGGGGTATCGAACTGGAAGAAATACTACTGGCGCGTCTTCCGGTATCGGCAAGTGGTCGTGTTGAGCGACGCTGGAGAAGCCGGGGAGAAGCTAGCGCGCGCTGTCCGGGCTGACATAGAGGATACAAAGGTTGTGGTGATGCCAGAGGACGACGTCAATCACTACTACTGCAAGTACGGCCGGAGCGCATTGAGAGGGTTGGTGGGGGAAAGTGGCTGAGGAGAAGGAATTCAGTCCTGCCGAGACGTTCTCGGAGGTTTTGGAGTTCAACGCTGACATCATTCAGCGGACCCGGCAAACCGTAGGCGAAGTACTTGAGCTTGCCGAGCAACACGACCAGATCGCGGCGCGCTACCGGTCGATAGCTGACGGACTGATCGCGGCGGCACAAAAGACCGCGACGTTGCTTGGTGACGGACTGATCGCCGAGATGGGTAAGGCTTGGTTTGACGATGAAGGCGACCCCGATGAGGTAACAGTTGAGTGAGGCGTCGATGCAGCAGTGGGAGTCCGGGGCCCATCGGGACACACAGGCCGGCAAACCGAGGTTCGACCTCATCGACCCGATATTCCTTAGGCGCGTAGCGGACGTGATGGCTGAGGGTGCCGAGCACTACGGCGAGCACAACTGGACTCGTGGCATCCCTAGCCAGCGGTACGCAGCGGGCCTCCTGAGGCATGTGTACGCCTACCTTTCCGGCGACCGCACCGAAGACCACCTCGCGAGGGCGGCGTTCAACCTCCAAGGTCTAGCGAGGAATGAAGGCACCAGCCTTGACGACCTATTCGATTGGAACCACTGATTGAGGACACTCCTACTGGACATCGAAACCGCTCCGAATCTCGCCTGGGTTTGGGGGTTATGGAAGCAAGATATTCCCCTGGCGATGCTCGTTGAGTCCGGCTATATGCTGTGCTTCGCCGCGAAGTGGTTGCACGAGCCCGACACGGAGTTCTATTCGTTGCGCAACCCGGGGAAGACCGGGATGGTGCGGGCGGCGTGGGATCTCTTGGACGAGGCAGACACCGTCGTCCACTACAACGGTAAACAGTTCGACATCCCGACTCTGAATGGTGAGATGCTACTTGAGGGGTTGCCTCCGCCTAGTCCTTTCAAGCAGATCGATCTCTGCCGGGTCGCGAAGAAGCAATTCCGGCTGCCGAGCAACAAACTCCAGTACGTCTCCGATAACCTTCTGTCTTTGGGAGGGAAGGAAAAGCACCGGGGCTTTGACATGTGGCTGGGCGTGATGACTGACGACGACCAGTCGTGGGCCGACATGGAACGGTACAACAGGAGAGACGTCACAGTCCTGGAGGACGTCTACGACCGACTGTTGCCATGGATTCCAGGTCACCCGAACGTCAACCTCTACACCACCGACACCGACGGTTGCCCGAAGTGCGGTAGTGCTGAGCTGACGAAGGAAGGGCGAGCGTACACCGCCCTCGGTACTTACCAGCGCTATAGCTGCCGGGGGTGCGGCGGCTGGTCGCGAGGAAACCGCCGGCTCGAAGGTGTAGAGAAGGTGGGGTTGTGAACGTCGGTAGGCGGATGGCGTTCGGATTCGACAAGGCCGGCTGGAAGAGTTTTGGTGTGTGGATCGTGGGTCAGACGGTTTGGATCGACTGCCTCGGTTTCTACCTGAACCTGTACCTCGGGAGGAAGGACGGGTGAGAGACCTCTCCGCGTGGGCGGAGCTGGTTGAGCGCGTCGCCCTGGTAGTCGCGGGGGATTACCCGGATGTCACAGCCTCGGAGGTGTCCAACTACCTCCTAGCTGTGGTGGAGCGGACCCCTGAGCTGGACGGAGACGACGGGCGGACAGCGGGGGTGCTGTTGCTGCTAGCGGAGGAGTACGCAACAGCCCGCCGGGCGGAAGACCTCTACCGGTCAGTGCAGTACAACTACAAACGCACCGACGTAACCCAGATCCTAGCGACGGTTTTCGAAAGGTCCGACTGGATTCGAGGCCACGTCCCCGAGGACGCCAGGAGTTTGAGGCGTGCAATGGACGCGGTTGACGTCCACACGGACGTCCTTGAGGCACTCACAGGGCTGCACGTCATAAACCGATACCGGCTATGGCGATGGTACGGACTCGGTGACGAGGATTTTCCAGAGGAAGCCGAATGGGCGCTAAACAACCTGATGCGCGTGCTCAACGACTATCGGAGGCGGAAATGAGCGAACACCTGAAGGCTGTAATTGTCCCAACCGCGAACGGTCAGAGGTTGTTTATCAACGGCACCGAATTCCCTTGGCCGATCGACCCCGATATTGTAGTCGGGGACTGGTTGGTGCCGGGCTTCGGCGGGAGTCCGTCATGCTACGCCGTACAGGTGACGATCCTTGTTGATGAGGTCACAATGCGGGCGGAGCACTCTGATTGACGAAGAAACACTTCGGGAATACCTACTGGTAGCGAAGGCCGCGATCACGGAGACATACCGGGCGAGGGTTGAGACGTACGGACCTGACGCGGCCCATGCCGCACTGTTGTTTATCGACAAAGTACAGGAGATTGTTGATGGAGATCGAACAGACAGTACGTGACATGATGCCATGGCTCCACCGCCTGGCGGCGTCGTTCGTCCGCGATTACGCGACCGCTCAAGACCTCGCTCAGGAAGCGTCTGTCGCTGTCTGGAAGGAGCTTGTGGCAGCGAAGGAATCCGGCCGGGAGGTGAACGTCTCCTACCTCCGGAAGCGCGGACGGTGGACGATGCTCAACGCCCTTCGGCACCGTTCCGACGTCCCTGTCACCGAGGCTGCCTTCACCGAGCTGGCCGTCACGGACCGGGATGCCGGAGGTGCCTACCACAGTCGCGAGATCAGCGACGCCATAGCCGGGCTGAGCAGCCGTCAACGCGAGTACATCCGCCTGCGGTTCTGGGAAGACCTCGGTACTCCGGGGCTCGTTGACCGGGGGTACTCCCGCAACCTTTGGTACGACAGCCGTCACGGAGCGCGAGCGAAGCTACGGGACAAACTCGGACATTTGGCAAACGCCTAGCCGCGAGGTACTGTGGCCAAGCTCCCATAAAACGAAGGTATGGGAGAGCCGACGAAAGGACACGAAGATGGGCTGTAACCGCGAAGCTGAGGGGTCCGTAGATCTCCTTGACCGGCCAGAAGACCAGCCGGGCAACGTCGACAACATCCGCGCCACCATCGACCTTATCGAACGTGAGCAGAGCGAGAAGAAACAGTTCGGGATGTCAGCGTTCGTACAACTGTTGCAGCCGGGCGTCCCCCCCGAAATCTGTGGCACGGCACTGTGCTTCGCCGGATGGGCTGTTCTGGCCGGAGGCGGAAAGCTAGCGTACGAGAAAGACGAGGATTTCGACTACTGGAGCGTGTTCTTCACTGACGCCGACGGAGCGGACATTTACGCAGACAGATTTGCACGAAACTTCCTTGCGTTGCCGAACACGAACATCTTCTACGACTTCACGATCAAGGACACCGCCGACCTCCGTCGGGCGCTGAAGGACCGCTACGGGATCGAGGTCTAGGTGTTCGTCAGGATTGTTGCTTCCACTACGCTCGATTACGATGCACTGGTGCACACCGGTTACGCCAGCCACATCTCCCGGCGGATAGAAGAGGAGCCTGAGCCGGTCGTCAACGGTGAGCCGAGCCCGGAGTGGAAGACGTGGATGAGGGAGTACATCCCTTTGGACATCGATGAACTTCACGAGGCCGCCGGTCGGATCTGGGATCATTCGGCGTCCAATACAGAGAACCGGGAATACCTTCGGGCGTCCGTTATCGACGCCGAACACTTCCAGGTGTTGGCGCACGGGCATGCCACTGTGTACGCGGACGGCATCTCCCGGTCGTTGCTACACGAGTTGAGACAGCCAGGCATCAACCTGAGCGTCCTCAGTCAGCGGTACCTCGATGCGAACAAGATGGGGGTCGTGACACCGCCGCTATTTACTTTCGCCGAGCGAACCAGTCTGCAAGAGCATTTTGAGATGTCGCTACAGCGATATAGCCAAGCGTACGACGACCTCATTAAGCGCGGGATGACAGTGCCGGAGGCACGCGGCGCTGCTCGGGCATACTTGCCGGAGGCCACGGAAACGAAGATCCTAATGACGGCCTCCATTGGTACCTACCGGGACATCATCACCAAGCGAGCCAGTGACGCTGCTGACGAAGAGGTCAGGTTGTTCGCTCTGGCGCTGCTGCGACAACTGCGTCGTGTCTGCCCGAACTCGGTACAAGATCTCGTGGAAGAGCTACTAGACCGCTGACGGTGTTGCAGCCCAACAACCCCTTAACGAGGAGTGGAAATGCCAGGTTGGTTCGTGGTCGGGATCGGGTTCTTCGCGGGCGCTCTCGGCTGCTTGGTGTGGCGTAAGGTGCTAACGATGCCAGCAGACAAGAAGGTCATGTCTCTGTTCGCCGGACTGGCTGTGCTGATCGGAATCGGATTCACGGTGCTGTCTTCCGCAAACACCGTCCCGGTTCGGAACGTCGGCATCGTTACCTCATTCAACAAGCCGACCGGACGGATAACCGGTGCCGGCCTGCAATGGGTGCTGCCGTGGCAGAAGATTGGGGAGTGGGACGCCAGCCGGCAGAAGTACGACCACCTCACCCCGGACCGGGACGTCACGGTCCGGACCGCGACTCTCGCGGACGCGTACGTTGAAGTCCTCATTGAGTGGCAAGCCAAGGACGCCAAGGCCGCCGAGCAGTTCTTTGACTACAAAAAGGACTTCGAAGCGTTCCGAGGTCAGCGCGTCGGCACACAGCTCGACACGATCCTGAACGACGCTTTCGCCACCTACAACCCACTCGCGAACATCGACGCGAACACGGGAAATCTCAACGTCGACCTGAAGCCGTACGCCGATAAGGTCCGCGACTTGGCGGTTGAGCGGCTCGGTGAGGACATCACGATCGTTTCGGTATCCGTGGTCCGCGTGAATCATGACGCCACCACCGAGGCCAACATCAAGGCTTTCGGAACGAAGCTAGCCGAGGGCCGTAACCTCGACCAGGATCTCATCAACGCCGCGAAGCGAAAGGCCGTCACCGAGAAGAACGCTGAGGTTAACAACGTCGTCAGGTGCCTGGAGATCAGCGAACACTCCGGCACCGCTCCCGGTCTATGCATCAATCCGGGGATCATCCTGGGAGCGAAGTGATTCTGAACCTTGCCCCGGTGCTGGTAGAGGCCCGGCGATGGAAGGTCGTTCTGGCCGCCGGCGCCACGCTCAAAGGCATTTCCGAGGTGGACGCCCGCGAAATCGCTCGGCTGCACGGCGGCACTGTGTCTTGGCAGCGCGTCCGGTTGTTGACCGACGGAACCGAGATTGCTGATTTTTGGGTGCGCTGCTAACCCCCCAAACAGAAATAGAGCCCGACCCCATCTCCGGGGTCGGGCTCTTCTGCGTACTTACTCAGCGGGTTCGTTGTCGGTCTTGTAGACGCCATAGACAGTCAGGACCGCCAGCACGATTGTGCTGACCAGGCCGGCGGTTTCGTTGTCATTCAGGATGTTGTCGGCGAACGCCGCGCTCAGCGCGGTGACGGCGGTACCGACCGCAGCCACCACCGCCTTAGCGGCCTCAGATACTCTCATATTATTTCTCTCCGTTTGTGCGGCGGTAAGCCGCAATCTCAGCTCGTAGAGCTGCTATCTCTAGGTGTGCGTGCGCGAGCGCGGCCCGGGTCTCCGCCAGCTCCGCTCGCATCTCAGCCATTTCAATCCTGTGCTTAGCCATCTCAACCCGAGCCTCAGCCAAGACTTCCTTCGCGACCGCTACGGACATCGCGGCGAGGTCAACCTGAGAGGTCTTCCGGTTCAGGAGCTTCGTGAGGAGTTTGTCTAGGATGGCGCCAGCGCCTAGGGCGCTGGCTACGAAGATGACTGTGTACAGATCCACCTAGACGCCCGTAGCGGACCACTGGACGGGGATGCTCGACCAGGTGTTAGCGACGTTGACAGCCGAGAACAGAAAGAGATCGCATCCGGTCGTGGTGATGTTGTATGCCCTGCTACACCATTGCGCCGTGCTCGCGGCGGTCGAGTTGATGTTGGTCGACACAACTGGAGCGGAAACGAACGTATGCCCGAAGACAACAGCTCTCGTTACAGTGGGCGCCGAGACACCAAAAGTGACGACCAGCGTTCCGGCCTCGGTGTGATTGATTGGTCGCCACGCCGACCCCGTATACCGCTCGAACCGCGCCTCGGACGTCAAATAGCTCATCATCCCGGCGACGGGAGACGTAATGGCGAGATTCCGCGCGGACGCATTACTGTACCTCGGGATGAGGATACCGTCGAGTGCGTTAGCAAGATTGGAAAATCCAGTTTGGGCGTTAGGAAGATCTGTTAGCTCAGGGTAGGGGAGATTGGCAATTGGGGTTGTCTGCATGCATATCCTTCATGGTTAGATCGCAGCCAGGCTAATGTCCCCAACTAGAATCCCGATGATACAAAGAGGAGACCCGAGGCAAAGGACCGTCGATGACGTTGTCAGCCCGGTAACGTGAGCCAGCTTTGGCATAAACCGAACGGTCGCGCTGGCACCGTCCGGTGCGGCACCGGGGACTCTGACCTGAGAGAGGTTGGCATCAATCGACTCGGCGGCTATCCATACGCCGTAGTACATGGGTGCCCGCCCGGCGGCCTTGGCCGCCTTACGCTCGATAGCATTTGCGAGCCGCATCACACTATCCATAAAGCACCACAACCTTACTGGTGCCGGAATACGTTCCAGCGCCAAGAGGGATGTTGAGGGATGCGATTTCATGAAGCTCGGAGGTGCCATTGAGGTAGTCGAACTGCGCCACGTCGCCTTCGTGAATCGCTGGGTTCGGAACCGCCGAGAAGTCAATCGAGTACGACGCTCCGGTGTACTTCCGGAGTTCAACGTTCGCCCGCACGGCACATTGGGAACCGGTAACCAACGAATCGTCGATGATTGTCACCGGCACTCGTCCGAACGGACCATCCCACCTCGTGGGCGAGCCAGGATACGTATTTCTGGCTGTCGCTGAGACAGTGATCCCGTTGGTGTTAGCCGCACCGACTACGGTCACAGAGTTGTAAACACCCTCTCGACTGTGTGTGTGTTCAGCGTCCATCAGGACGCCGTCTTCGCCTACTCCGAGCGTCACCACTGGCTGAGGGTCGGCGCCAGGAGAGAGGTCCGGGATAAGCTCTACCCTCGCAGCTCCGAGGACGTCAAAGAAGAATCGAGCGCCAAGGTTGGACGCGAGGGTCGAGATAGCCGAGTAATGCGTTCCACCGCTAAAGGAATGCCCGCCGGGGATTCGGTAGTTCGGGATATCGGGGCCGAAAACCCCTCCCGCGTCCAACCCGAGCGTCGGGTATATCCACTGGAGGATATACAGCAAAGCGTCTTTCGCCATCCAGCCGGCGAAACCGATGGCCGTTGGCAGCTCGACCTGAAGCGCCTTGCTCCGGTCGTATATCTGCACAGTTGGAATTGAGCCGTCGGCGTCGTTCCAACCGGTTGTCTCTAGCCGAAACATCCCGAGGGGTACGAGTTCTTCGGCGCTCCCCGGATAGGTGAGGCCCTGTTTTACCAACACCTCAGTACCGAGTGGAGAAAGGGTAGTGACATCGAATGTCGGCACTAACCCTGGATCGGCGATTGCGATAGTCCCCGTCCGCCGGACATCTGCGTCCAGTTCCGCCCGGATAGCGCCACTGGACACGGGGAGTCCAGTGGCGACCTGTTGTCCGTCGTAGTAGACGTCTACTACCGTCTTTCGCCGCCCCGACTGCTTAATCCGTCGCAGGAAAGTGTCGGAGACGGGATACATCTACTACACCACCTCCACCGGCGGCTCTTCCGCCAGAGTCGCCAGAGGCTCTGGCGGTGGTGGGTCGGGCAGCTCTTTGACCGCGACAGCTCGTACGCTGACGGTGGCGATACCTCGATACGAATTGTTGAACTTCCCCGCGAACCGCCAACCGTCTTCGCCATTCGGCCCGTATCCGGGTATCAGACAGTTGACTGACTGGTGGTGATAGCAGGTATTGACGCCGGTGAGGGTCGCGGTGAAGCTTACCGCACCACCGCCACTAATGACGCGATACCCATCGAGGTCGTCATAGAGGCTGTAGGTGTACTCCTTCTGAAGGTTGTCGACCTGATCCGCGTATTGCAGGATTTTGAAATCGAGCATCTGTTCCCCTTATTATTCGAGTAGATCAAGCCAGGTGGTGTTGAGGCTAAGAACGTCTTGCCAGGTGGCGTAGGTGTCAAGAATGTCTTGCCAGCTCAGCAGGCCCAGAGATTCTTCAGCGGTTGATGGCCGATCGACCTCTACGTACGAAATCCGATGCAGAAATACGAGGTCGTTGCCAATCGGCCCGACTCGCGTCCGGTCGACCGATTTAAGTTCGAGGTACATATCTGTCTCGCCGGTTTGGCTTCGTCCCATTGTCTGAAGGAACAGCGTCCGACCCTGCTCCAACAACAGCCGTAGGTCGTTTGGATTGGAGTTGACGGCGTTGCCAGTTATCTCGTAGGTCAACAAAGAGAAGGCGCCCTCGCGTCCGCCAGGGACATCCATGATGACAACTTTGTTTCGCTTGCCTAGGACGTCGTATTCGCCTAGTACTCGACCGGGGTTTGAGACCTCACTGAAGTCAACCATATTTACTCGCCGGGAGAGCGCCGGCTGAGAAACGCTCTTAATCCAGGTGTCACCCGGAAAGAACGCCGGAGGTGTGACGACATTCGACGTCGCTGAGTTGAGGTTGCTACTAGGGTTATTCCAGACGGTAACCAGATATTCAACAGGGTTGGCAACCGGGGCTTCGTAATCTGTGATCGCGAACGAAGTGATCCCGGATATGGTAATGCTGTCCGCCCCCCTGATCGCGGCATCAGGGTGTTCTCCGAAGATGTCGTGTCGGACGATACTCAGGCGATCTCGGGCTGCATCGATATCGCTAACCGTGATATCGATTCCGGGACTGTCAGGGTTGCCGTTGTGGACCGCAGTAATCGAGAGATGAGAAAGGATTGCCTGATCGACATAAAGGGTGTGTGTGATCGGTGGGGTTGTTGAGAGAGTTATTAAGATTCGAGCCTTGGCCGCCGTCGGTGGAGCGGTTGCCTCAGCGAGATCCAAGAAGGCCCAGGTGTTAGCAGCGACAGCGGCAGTGAAGGTGGACGTAATGATGTAGACGTCAGCAGCCGTGTGCCAGTTGATGTTCACTGACACACTACGGGCAACAGCGCACCGCACCCAAGCTGACGCACGATACTTGCCACCCGCCGTCACAGGAACCAGCTCGGCTCGCGCTTCCGTCGTCGCGCCGGTGCCGTTCGGAGTCAGAAGGAGGCTAGCGATGCCCTGGTGAAACTGCGCTGTCGACCGGGCAACAGTGCCTTGGACTGCGGTCCAGTTGGTGATGTTCGTCTCGAAGAAGGGGTTAGCGTTCAGAGTCGCCACTACGCCCCACCCCCTAATGCGCGCGTCAGTTCATCAGCCTTCTCGTTCCATACGATCTCGGCATCTCGCCGGACGCCATCTACGTACACCGCGACGTCGATCTTTCGATCAGAGTCCCGGATTCGGTCTTCAAGCGCCGACCCCTGAGCGGAGTTCAGCGCCAGCTCAGCCGAGTTGGAGTTGTTGACGAAAGGCGCACCAGGCGGGATGACGCCGCCGTTGTCGTACGCCCAGTGAACATGGTCGTTGTGGTCCTGCTTAATCGTCCCGCCGCTGAAGACATGCTCCCGGCCGTTCTTGATTTGCCGGTCACCGGCGGGCGTGAAGATTAGTTCCTTCGTCATTGCGCCGTAGGTCGACTTGATCCAACTGAAGACATCCCACCGAGGCGGAACGTCTACAGCCCGACCCATGCCGTGATAGGATTTGTTTCCGGTGGAGGTAATAGCGCCCGGCCTGTAGCCGCTGATAAGAGCCAACCCAGGGAACGCGTTCCGAAGGATGGACATCATTCGGGCTACTTGGCCGCTACCACCGCCACCCTCAAGGATCTGCGGTATCTTTGTTTTGCTGACGTCAGCCTTATAAGGCCACGTCTGCGCCAATCCACCTCGGGCGTACATCGCGGGTACGTCACCGTACCTGTTGATGTAGTCCAGAATCCCCGTGCCGACAGCACGGGTGGCGGAGGCTTTGACAACGTACTCTTTGTTAGAGAGCATCGCGGGGATCTTGTCTGCAACAGGACCACCAGGCCCACGGACCAAGCCACCAGTGGCAGCCTTAATCCGCTCTTGCTTGGCAATCGCGGCTCGCACCGCTGCCGCGCTGGTCTCCGGATACCGAAGGGTTCGCTGCTTAACCAGCAGTTCGATCATTCGGGCGTTGACGTCTTTGTACCCCATTATGCCAAGCAGGGTCTTGACGTCCTTTGGCACCTTTGCGTACGTGTCAATCAGCGTTTTCGCGGCGGTGTTCGTCGCCTTGTTGGCGCCGAACTCCTTGATAAGTTGATTGGTCCGCGCCTTGTGCCTTGCGATGGCTTTATCCATCGGCACACCACTACGGATATCCTGGAGCATTTTTTCGTAGGACGCCTGCCCGGCAGATTTCAGTGCATCGCGGTTGTCCAAACTGGCTCGGCTGTTGTCCGTCAGCGACCGTCCGTTGCGATCAACGGACTCCGTCAAAGCCAGCTTGGCGCGCTTGTAGGCGTCGTTTGCGTCTGCTGCGCCAGCCGCCGCGCTACCTTGAGCATCCATCGCCCGGCGTGCGTTCTGGAGAGCCTCTTCTAGCCCAATTTCCTTCTTGGTGAGGTCGTCGACTCCAAGGCCCAAGTGATCAAAGACCCCGGCAAGCCCAGTGGCAGTCAAGTCAGTGTTCGCGAGAGTCTGTTGTAGACCTTGGGTTACGCTGTCAGCTCCAGTGCCAACGGTTTTCCATGCTCCGGTGGTGTCGACAAGCCCGACCATTCCGTCTCGGAGAGCCTGAATATCCTTACCGGTCTGCCCGGCGCTCTCACCAAGAGGCCCAGGGATGTTTGCTAGAGCCTCCATTAGCGCCTGAGCGGTATACATCGTTGACGCAAGGATGTGCATCAGAGCATCGAACGCACTGATCAATACCGCAACGGCGATCTGAATAGCCTTTACGACAATGAGCAGTACGCCGAGAGCAAGCGCTACCATCGCGATCGGAACACCGAGGATGAGAAGTGCGTACGCCAGGTGTTCGGTTTTCAGTCCGAGACCTTCGAATGTCCTACCGAGCGATACAATCGCGCCCCAAAGCGCGTCGACTAGCGGGAGGATGATTGTACCGATGGCGTCCTTAAGCAGATTGGCGACCTGCAAGAAGACTTTCCGGAATGGCGCGCTCTTGTTGTAGAGATAGACCATCGCGCCGCCGAGGACGACTGCTGCAACCGCTACCGTCGTCATCAGGACGCCGAGTACTCCCAGCGACCCACCAGCGGTGGCGAGCGACAGAACCTTAACCAACAGACTCGCGGCGTTAGCGACCGTTGACAGAGCTGTCCCGAGGATGCCAAGCGCCACGGAAGCCGGACCGGCGACCAACACCATCAACCCGAGCTGTTGAATGACCTTCTGAGTCTCAGGGTTCAAGGCGTCATACGCGGCCTTTATGCCTCGAATCTTAATCACGAGGTTGTTGACGGCTTGGATCATCGCCGGCAGTGCCGCCACAAACCAATTGATGAATGCCATCACGACTGGACGTATGCCGTTGATAGCGTTGATGATCTGCGCGCGGTTCCTGTCGAACGCACTACCGACGGTCGATACGATTTCCTCGGTGAACGCCTGCCACACTCCACCAAGAGTCTGAGCAGCATTGGCGGCACCGGTGACGTACTTCTCGCTGTTGCCGAACTTGATGAACGCCTCGTTGAGGTCGACCATCGAGACTTTGCCCTCTACGAGCCCCTTGTTGAGTGCCTTAATGGACTTGTAGCCCATCGTCAGGGCGACCTGTTCGAAAATCTTTATGCCACCAGGAACATGCTCGGCGAACTGTTGGCGAAGGTCGTCCATCCCGATCTTGCCCTTTGACAAAATCTGGGTGTACGCGAGCATCGCTAGCTTGGCTCGCTCAGGGCCGGCGACGCCTTGAGTTAAGAAGATATTCGACATCGCCTGCATAGTCCGTGTCAGGTCTCGCCCCTTGACGCCTACGGCGGCGATCTGTTGGGCGTACTGAATTGCGTCCTGAGCGGCGAACATCGGGCTATCTATCGAGATCTGCTTAATGTCGTTCAGGATCTGCTCGACGTCATCCGACGGCTTCAGTAGCGCCTTCATGGATGCGCGGGCGTAGTCGATGTTCACGGCGAACTGCAATCCGGACCGCGCGAGCCCGCCGAACGCCATAAGCGCCGGACCGGTGACAGCGGTCGTCAGCATCACACCGAGCATTTGCATCTGGAAAGACGCAATACCGATTCGCGTGGACAACTGAGAGAGGCTACTAGAGAGCCTGTCCAGGTTCGCAGCCGAAGTGCCTAGTGCACCGACGTTGGGAGATGTGGGCGGGGGGGTAGCGGCCTGGTAGCCGAGCCTCCCGGCTGCGCCGGGTTTCGGAGGCGTCGGAGTGGCGCCGACGCCCTTCATCACGGAGTCGCTGAACAGCTTGTCCATTTCCGACGCGAAAGCCTTCTGAGCCCTCTTGGACTCAGCCATCGCGCGGGCGTCAAGGGCGTTCTTGTCCTTGTACCACTTGTCTAGCTCCGAGATCCGCCTCTGCTGATCCCTCTGCTCTCCGGACATCGCCGATTGACGTTGCTTCTGAAGCGACTGTGAGCTTTTGATCTCAGCCCGGTGAGCCCTGAAGATGCCCTCAGCTTGACCCTTGTGGAGGCTCTTGAATTGCCGGGAGGCTTCACCGATTAGGTCCTGGTTCTGAGCCTTCCACTCTTTGTCTACAGCCCGACCCATGCCCTTGAGATGAGCCCTGATTTGGTCCGTCGTTCTAGCTAGTCGACGGTTGTCGAGTTCCGGGATAAGCTCGATATACCCGGCGCCGACTTGGTTCTCACCGGCCATTCTTCTACCCTCCTCGGGCGTGAGAGAAGAAGACCTTGAGATCTTCCTTCGCTGTCATTTGGGGTTTCGCTTTTTCCTCCCCCGGTCGAAGCGGGCGGGCAGGAGAACTCGTGGTGACCTTCCGGCGGTCAGACTTTTTGATCGTCGCCAGAACGTCAGTTTGGAGGTAGTAGAGGATCTGAGTAAGAATGTCGACGGTGTCTTGCCGGTGGTGGTCCTGCTGATCCCAGATCCGGCCGTCTTTGTCCCGGTGGTGTTTGACCCAACGGCTATCGAGGGGGAGTTGACGGATATGACTAGCCACCCACCGGTAGGTCATCCCCGTACCCCGGCGGTAAAAGTCCCTGAGATCAGCTCCGCTGTAGTATTGGCAGAAATCCGCCTCTATCATTTCGCGAAGCTGATCATCAGAGAGTGTCTTAGCTAGCCAAGCTATTCCCCCGAGCTGGTCCCGAGCGCAGCGAAAGCAGCCTCGATAAACTCAACGTGATCCTTCACTTTCGGCCGCAGTACGCGCTTATACCGAGCAAACTGATCGGCACCAAGCAGCGCCTTCAAGGCGCTAATAGGCTTGTCGTCTTCATAGAATTCCAGGACATCGCCGTCAGCTTCGTTGAGGCTCGGCGGAAGAGTGAAAGTCTCGCCACGGAACTCGAAGGTAACTTCGGCGGCCTGCGCCTCGGTTTTGATTGCCTCGCTGGACATCATTTACTCTTTCGGTTTGGTTTGGGTGGTTTAGCTAACGAGGGCGGGGTTGTTGGTCAGGAGAACGGCGCTGTAGCCGTCAGGACCGGCAAGGGTCGCGAAAGTCAAACCAAGGGTGATTGCGTCAGCTCGCACCAGGTTGAGAGCGTCGCGGTCCGTCATGGTTGCGCGAGGGAAGATCAGGCGATTCATATCGCCTTCGTCGTCCTCCCATTCAACAGAAAGTGCGACTTCCTGAGACACCGGCGCATTGGGCATCTCAAGTCGGCCGGTGGCACCAACGGTCGACCACTCGGAATTCAGGAAATACAAAGCGAGGGTGTCCCTATTAAAGGAGCCAAGCGGAACAGAGATTTCAAGACCCATGCCGGTAAGCGGTCGCTTCACCGGGGTAATGCTCTGCCACATGTTGATATCGTTGGTGTCAATCGAAGGCGTAACAGAGACGCCGTCCTCGGTGACCCAGCCAAGTTCGGCCCACAGGGGATCGAATGCAGTAGTTGCGTCAACCGGCTCAGCAGTGCCCACCGGGGAAACACGTACCCGGCCATCCGGCGCAAGCCGAACTTCAGTGGGATTGTAATTGGTAGCCAAAAGGTAACCCTCCTTTTAGGGTTGAGGAAGTGATTCGGGATCGGGAGTAGTAGTCCATCTCAGAGTCATGAAATACCTGTCGCACTCCGAGAATTTGTCGTAGGAATCGATAGCCCCGACCTCTTCCACAACCCGGTGTAACCGGACGCCATAGCCCCGATAGAGCTTTGCGGCGCGGAATATGCTTGCTGAGGCGAGATCGATGATGTCAGCGGCGGTGTTGTCGCTTTCGGCGTAGACGTAGAAATCAAGCCGAGGCTTACTGATTTTCGGCCACTGCTTCAGACCGCCTTCGCGCGTAACTACAATCCATCGTTCGGGCGCACTCCACCCAACTAGGTCCTTCGAAATGCCGACGAGAGCATAAGGAGATAGTTCAGGGGTGTGATTGGTGAGGATGTCTACCGCCGCTGACGCTGGATCTCCGTGGAGAATCCATTCGGCCAATTACAACCTTCCTTCCGCTTCCAGCAGATCAAGTGCTTTCCGCATAGGCGCGTAGCGCAGAGTTGGGGTAGGCCCACCTCGTGGATGTGCGCCGAACTCCACTAAGTTCGCCCCGGGGTCGGTGTTCACGACTCGCCACCGCCGACCGATCTTCCGGATCTCGAATGACTGGACGTACACAGGTGGAGTGGTTTCGGACTTCCGGTGGCCGGGCTCAGTCTCAGCGGCCTCGAATACCGCTACCGCGAGATCGACCAGTCGCTCAGCTCTGGACTTCGCGTACTCCGCGTACTTAGGTCCGTCAGTGATCGCTAGGACTTTCTGCTTGTCGATCCGAACGTCCTTGACCCGAAAACCCATTAGCCCTCCCGGTGGCGCATTGAGAAGGCGATGTGGTGCCGGCGGTCTTCGAAGTCGCGCCACTCATCCGGGAAAGCCCATATCTCCCAGGTGATGCCCGCGTACCTCGCCCGGTCGGTCGACTCAGGCATCTCAGACCCAGACGGTGCGTAAACTCGCACGGACGACCTGGCATGCTCGCGGTTGTCGAGAGTCTCTACGGAGAGCTTTTCGGAGAGGGCATACGGCTGGACAGAGCAGCCTGTGATGACGTACTCAACGGCGTTATCCCAATCCCGCTGGAGCTGACCGCCGCGCACGCTCGGCACCAGTGGAGCCCGGATGAGGACGACAGTCGTCGTCCCTACAGCCGCCATGTCTTCGCCACCCCTCTGTAGGCGTTCAAAGTCGCCAGAGAGAAGGATGAGAAGTTGAGATCGGAGAAGCGGTACTTGTAGGTAATATCCCCTACGGTCTTTTCGGAGAGGTCGCCTAGGTGGTCGTCGCTTTCAATGACGCCTACGACGGCTTCTATCGCAACGTTCTTGATGTCCTCAGGGGCTTCACCGAGTGCGTACCCGTAGGTGTACGTGACGTCCACGACGTCGTAGGGATTGAGGCCGTAGATTTCGCTGAGGCCGTCGTACGTCGGGGTGCAGTCCCAGGGAAACCACAGGTCTCTGATTGGATCGATAGCACTGACGCTGACCACCGGGCCGATTGGCTCGACAATCCCTCTACCGTCGGCGCGGTAGCGAACAGTTTCAGCGGTATGGAGGCTGAACGCGACACCTGTCTCAGAGGAGATGTACGCGGTGACGGAGTCGATTAGGTATTGGTAGTACGGTTCTTCTTCGGCGGCGATAGGTCGATTGAGAGCAACCCCCAACTCCTCTAGAGTGATCAAATCTCACCTCTGTTTGTAGTCGTAGAAATCCTGTAGCCCGCCTTCGTGGATGATCTGGAACATCAAGTCGACGGCTTCTAGTTCCTGCCGGGTTTGGGTGTGGAGGAATGCGGAACGCTCTTTGGCGTAGCCGGATACGGTGGAGAGGTCACCGAGGACGTAGCTCAGCCGGTCATTCCATGCGTCGTAGTCGCCGTATTCGGCGTACGCCGCCGAGCCCTGCATGGCTTCCACTAGCCCTTCGGTGGGGGTGCAAATACTCGGGATGCCGGAGGCGGCAGCCTCAACAGCCACTCGACCATAGGATTCGTATCTGCTCGGAACGAGTAAGACCTTCGTCCGCTTGTAGACCTCGGTGATATCGTTCGTGTGGTCTAGGTAGGTGACATTGGGCAAAGGCTCGTAGGCTTGGATGCCGTAGGCGCCCCGGACAGCTAGGAACGGGAGATCGGGGTTTCTGCGGGCTAGTTCGAAGAAGGTCTGATAGCCCTTGTCGTAAAGCCCGTCGTCACCGGTCGAGAGGTTGACGAGGGTGATGTGCCGCCTAGCCCTGGTGTTAGGGGTGGCGTACTCCGCCGGGTCGACAACCGGCCTCAGGATCTCGCCGGGTGTCCATATACCCTGACTCTCGCAATGTCGGCGTACCCACTCGGTGTTATAGATAGCGGCATCACACTGCCCGCCGACCATCCGAGTCGTGAAAGGGCCGGTGTTGTGCGCGTAATGCACTACTGGAGTGCCGACCATCCTCCCGAGGATTCCTGCTCGGTACGAGCTGTTGAGCTGGGTAACGACGACGTCTGCACCGTGGAAGTACTCGACCGGCGCGGCCTTGATCTCCGCCGGAGAGTTGGTGGTGATGACCCCCACCCCGTCTAGGTGGTAGGAGGGGGCCTCCGTGGGCTCCGCCACCAGGGCGACGCACTGATGCCCGGCGGCGTTGAGGTGGCGTAGGAGGGCGTGTATGCTGACCTCGCCTCCGGCGTTCCGGTTCATGCCGCGATAACGGTGGACGTAGGCAAGGATCTTGATTTTGAGACTCCTGGTCTGCGAGGATTTCAACGAAATTGCTTCCGTCCGTGGGTGGCACGGCGGGAGCGGGTTACCGCTGCGAACGGTCCTTCCAAGAGCTACGCGGCGGCGGCCTCCCCGCAAACGCGGGGCCTTCCGGCCCTCCCCTGGTTGGGGAGGGCCGGACTCCAACTGAAGACTTGCCTTCCGGTACGGCCTCGAAGGGTTCAGCGGTGCCGGAAGGTAGGATGGGGTTTTCCCCTGGAAGGGGGAAGACTCCTGCGGCCCCCTACGGGTCGTTTGGGTTGTGTAGGCACCCTTGGGTTGACGGCCTCTCCGCTTGCCACGGAGAGGCCGTCTTCATGTCCGGCGGGAGCGTCAGTCTCCACACCTGCGCCCAGGGCCGGACTCCATTTAGCTGGAGTAGTCAGCGTCCGGACGAAGGACCGAGAACGGGTATTCGCCACCGAGGCGCATCAACGGGTTGATGACGTTCGCGGCGACGCGGAACGTCGCACGAAGAACCTTCGCGTCCTGTTGGAACGTATTCAGAACCAGCGTCCCGGCCTGGTTGAAAATCGGAGCGGAATCGGTCACCGCGAATTCAATATCCTGACGGATACCAATCTTCAGGGTGTTCCACTGGCCCGCGATGATCAGTGCGTCGTCCTTGTGGGTATTCCAGATACCCGAGCGGACCTCAGCAAGGGTCTCGCCGTAGACGGTCTGGGCCGGTCGGCCGTCCGCGCCAACGAGAGCGCCTTGGTAGATCGGCTCACCGTTGTTACCGCGCATCTGCACGAGTTTCCACTTGAAGCCGGGGTAAGTCACAAACCCGGTCGGGTCGTAACCATCCTCAGCCATCTGCTCAGCAAGAGCAGCAATCGCGAGGCCGTAATCCAGGCGTGCCGGCGAAGAGCCAACCACCGGGTACGACGTCGCAGCGACGCTGTTACCGCGCCCGATAGCATCCGGGAGGATGCCTCGGAAACCGCTGGCAACCCACGAAGTGGGAACCTCTTCGCCAAACAGAATCGCAGCGTCCAGCTTCTTTGACATAGCCTCAACGAGGTAGGGCTTGATCTCCTCGAAATCGACGTCGCTATCAGCCTTCCAGGTATCCGGCAGTGGAACGAGAACCGCCATCTCCTCAGCTTCCATGCGCTTCTGGGTCCACGTCATACTCGTGGTCTGCTTCATCGCCAGATCCTTAGCCTCGCGGCTAGAATCTGTCTGACTAGAACCAGGACCGAAGGCCGGCTTATCGGTAGCCGTAGTGCCCCGAATCCAGTAAGCCTCGGGAAGGGTCTCGGTGAGGTTGAAGATCTTCTCACGCCGGGTCATCCGGCTGACGGCGCCGAGCTGAAGCGCCGCGCTCCCGGTGATTACGTCATCCAGGATTTCGCTAGCGATCTCCGGAGGCAACTCGCGGACGCGGTTGCCGACGGACGTGATCGACGCATCCTGTTCATGCCGGTAAAGACCGGCTGTGGTGGCAATAGCCATCTAGTACTCCTTTTTCAGGGAAAGCAAAAAGGCGACCAGAGGCCGCCTCAGGAAGGTAGAAAGGGGTGGGTCCTAGCGACCGTTACCCCAAATGAGTTGAGACATATAATCGTTCGCGAGCTGCTTCGTGTCCTTGGGACCCGAACCAACAGGTTCGCCACGGTTGCCGGCAAAGACGTCACTGGCAGAAGTCTTTTTCTGCACGGGTGCGGTCTTGCCAGCGAGCTTCGCTGCCGAAGCCTGAATCTCCTCCGGAGTGCTACCGTTGACGAACTCCAACAGATCCTCATCAAGGCCGTAGAACAGCCCGGCGTTCTTCCGAAGAAGGTCGGTGTTCTCCTTCTTGGCAGCAGCGGCGGCGTCGTTAGCCTTTTCGATGTCGGATTTCTGAGACTCTTTCCAGGTCCGGAATTCCGTCAGCTCCGCCTCTTTCGCGTTCTTTTCGGTGCGGTGCTTGGCATTCTCTGCGCGCAGAGTCTTGACGTACCCAACCAGCTCTTCTGGCGACAACTGCTCAAGGGTCTTCTTTTGCTCTACGGTTTCGGTCTCGGTGGTCTCTGTTTCGGTGGTGGTAGCGGTGACTTCCTGAGTCGCGTCTTCGGCGGCCATCTATAGTCCCCTTCTAGGGAGTTTTCTTGACGTCAAGTGGTTTGGTCGCCTTAGCGACCTGGATTTGGCTTTCGGTTTGCTGCTGTAGCTGCTGGTCTTCGCGAGCCTTTTGCTCCGCCTGGTAGACCTCAGCGTCAGCTATCAGTTGCTCGGTTTGGTCTGGGTCAAGATTCATAAACTGAGCCAGCACAGGGACAAGGAATGGCGGGGCGGTAGCGAACGCTGAAGAGAACTTCATAACGGCGTCAGACTTCTCAGCCAACGACCGGACCTCTGGGTCTCCCCAAATGACTTCCGCGTCGAGTTCTTTCGCCTTCGCCTCTTGGCCCTTGAGCTTGAAGACCAGGCGCATAGCCTTCTCTAGCGTCCACCCGACTGAGCGCATCCGGGCTTTGATTCGCATCACGAATCCGCTCTCAGCCTGAGTCAGCGTGTCGCCGGAGATGTTCGCAAGCCTGCCCATTAGATAGTGAGCGGGCATCTGCTGGATTGTCGCGGCGTCGATTACGTCGTCGCGGACGGCTGAGAGGATCTGATTGATATCGACCTGATCGAAGTCCCCGAATTTGGCATCCGGAGCTGGAACGTGCCACAGGGTGTCGGCGCCAGGATCAAAAGGCGGCTTCTGGTCTACACCGGATTTGCCTTTCTTGCCGGTCTGAGCGATCTGGCCACCAGTCATCCACCGTTGGCGGTACGCCTGAGACTTCGTGATTACCAGTCGATCGAGAATCGTCAGGTTGATACGGTCCTGGATAGAGAAGATTCCCTCAGCCTCAGACTTCCCGTCTGGACGCCATTGGCACCGTACGAGAGATACTTCTCCGAGTTCGTTATCAAGGACTTCAACTGACTGGAATCCACCGTTAACCAGCGCTACGGACGCGGAAACGGTCTCGCTGTTGGCCGGGCCGTAGTAGATATGAATGCTGTCACCGGTGTCCACAACGGCAATCGTTCTACCGAGGTAGATATCCCTCCACAGCCGGACTGATGCGAGCGACCGCGTAGGACGAATAGGGTCCGCGAAGACGTGACAAACGCGCGGGTCCTCAACCGTCAACACAGGTTCGTCCGAGTCCTCTTCAGGAGGGCTGACGAGTAGATAGCTCTCCCCGAAGGTGGCGGCGTCCTTCAGGAACCGCTCCATCTGGAAGTCCATGTCGTTAGCCATCCACGACTTCCGGGCGTCTACGTCTGCTAGACCCTTACGACCGGGCTTAGGCTTTGGAGCCGCTGTCTGCGTCGCAGTGGCGTTTGCCGGTGGAGTCGCTTCAGCAGGCTTCTCTTCACCGTCACCGTCGGCGTCGCCGCCAGGGCGACCGAACCGAAAGCCTTTCAGCTCAAGACGGGGGAGAATGGCGTACGTCGCCAGCTCGATATAGTTAGTCTTTGCCTTCTCCTGAAAGTCACGGAGGGCTTTGACATACCGTGGGTCACCGTTGGGTAGAGGATGGTCGCCGTCGACATAAGCAAGCCGTACGGCGTGGTCGCGTTGTTTTCCCTCGATAGCGAGGATGCCCTGAAACAACCACCAATCCGCAGAGCCCGGGGGAAAATTGGCACCGCCAGCGGCGGTGTTAGAAATAGACCAGTTGTAGGGCTGGCCAGAGCCCTGATTGCCCGGAGGGGCGGTTAGGGTTGCGCTATAGGGCATACGTCTCCCGTCAAGGGTTAATAGGCATACAAAGTCCTATCCGCCTCGGGCTCCAGGCCCCCACGCTCAATAGCCTCTTTACATGCCTCAAGAGCTAGTACGGCGGCTTGGGCCACCGAGATATATCGCTTGCTATCGGCGGTCTCCTTCCGTAGGAGATCCCCCTGAGGTGTTTCTTGGATATGGCAATTGAGGATGTGTCGTTCGAGATCAGGTTGGTCCTTCCAGATGACTCGCTGTGTCTTGATCGCACTCTCTAGTTGCTCAATTGCTTTCCCGGCTTTCGTTTTGCTCGACAACCAGAATTCTTCAAAGACGTCTTCGAAATCCGCTGCCCACCGACCAACGATGTCTTGATACTGATGGGGGTCGGCGTACGCGAAATAGACGTCTCGCTTCTCTAGCTGCTTCCGAACGAAGTCGTCGACAGCGACGTAATCGACCTCCCAATCGCGCGGAGCGTCATCGGGCTTCTCCCAGACCTTAAGCACGAATAGCGCCTGGTCTCTGAGTCGACAAGCCACAACAGCGCCAGCACCGTTCCTGACGGCACCTTTGAATCCGATAGCGATTCGGTCGGACTTCTTTAGTGGTCTGAGGTTTTCATCTCGACAGAAGTACACTTCGGTGGGTTTTAGCCAACCTGATTCACCGATTGTCATTTCGTTGAAGTAGAACCGCCGGCAAGTGGACTCTCGGTTGGATGGGTCGTTGATTTCCTGCCAAATGCGCTCTAGGTCAACCCATGTGGCGTCGCCGTAGCAGGTCTTTAGCGCCGGCATCGCTAGTGCTCTGTCGTAGATGTCATCTACGTGCACAGAGACGGAGTCGAACAACAGTGACTCATCAAAGGACCGACCCTCTTGGATCTGCGTCCAGTACCTATGAGACTCCTCAGCTACGCTGTTTTCGCCAGGCGCGGGAGCGTTGGTGGTCTCAATTGACCTACCTCCCATTTTGCCTAGGTTCCGGCGGAGTGCTTCCGCTAGCTGAGGTCCATGTTCCGCCGGTACCCAAAGCCCCGTTTCATCGGCGCAGATGAATGTTGCACGGTTACCTTCGCGGCCTCTCGGTGAGGCGGTTACCTTCTCTAGTTTTCGCAATTCACCAGGAACCAGAACCCTAGAGAGGGCAATATCAAGGTTGTATTCATTGGCGGCTTCGCCGTCGGCGAGCATCGCACCGACGAGGCTCATGGTGTTGTCGGCTTGGCTATCAGAGATAGCGGCGATCTGGACTAGCGGAGTCGGGAATGGTCTTCCGACGGGGTTCCCTTCGGAATCCCAGCCATCGAAATACACCGGACCCAGCAACTCAGCGCAACAAACCGCCGCTACAAGGGGGGACTTTCCCCACCCTTTTACCCTCTCTAGGATGGCTCGGCGGTAAAGAAATCTGCCGTGTTCGTTCACTGCGTAAAAATGGACAAGGAATCGGGCTTGCTCGTTAGTGAACCGCCAGGTATCTCCTTTGTTGATTCCGTCTGGCTGGCTTAGGTAGGCGGAGCACCAGTCAAGGACCCCCCAACCCAAGCTCAGCTCCGGAAGGGGTCGATCGTTGAGCAGCACAAACTCTCCAGGAGTTACTTATTTTTGCCAGAACCGCTCCATCCGGCCGGGCGCGAGGCGTACACTCATCACCGCCGACGGAGACCGGGCTCTAGGAGGTTGATCCATGCCCAAACCAGACTTCACCCTGCTCGATTTCGAGGAAGGTCGGATGGTGGAAGACACCAACTCCAACCGCAGGGGGGTCTTCCGGCATGCCTACCAGTACAAAGGGGAGGACTATCTCGTTATCGAATGGCTTGAGAAGCCGGGGGTGAACCAATCCGTCAAGGCGGTGGGGAACATCGTTCCATTCGCCGACTACTTCCCGCCGGAGCCGGACCCGAACTAGCTAGGCGCCTAGGGCGTCGCGGTAGTTAACTGCGGACTGCTTGGTGATCTTCTCGGCTTCGGCCGTGACATCCGCCGGGCCGGTGTTGATACGCATTCCGAGGGAGCCACGGTCTTTGATCGTGGCTCCCATCTTTTCGAGCCTGATCCGGAGTTCCGAGGCGCAAGCCTTAGCGTCCTTGGGGTCGCAGTCGGTGTAGATAAACCCACCGTTGGTCTTGTCAACGACCATATGCATTCCCCAGATGTAATTATGGAGCCTGGCGGACAGGAGCATTTCCTGCCAGTCGGTCTCTGACATCATCATTGCCTGAGGGCTGTCTCGCCAGATATTCCACCACCGCTGCGTCATGTCGCACCATTCGTAGCCTTCGGGCAGCTCTGCGCCACGCCTGACGCCGTCCCACTGGAGGTTTCCGATGTTGTGAATTAAAGGGTTGCGGTTTACGCGGTCTTCGTCTTTGCGGTCGCTCATTGAACCTCCGGGGTCGGGGTGTGGTGTACTATGGACGCAGCTTTTAGAGTCGAATAGATGGGCTACTTAATCGGAATGGGGTGCAAGAGAAATGGCAAATCGGGTATCGGGTGGCAAAGAAATAGCCCGCCCTCGTGGTGAGGGTCGGGCTAGCGTGGCGCTCTCCGGAGCGCCGACAACCGATCAGGCGAGGAAGGCGGGCGCCGGCTCTGACCAGGGGGTTTCTTCTGCGGAGCCCTTCATCATTAGCTCGCCCTGCTGGTCACCAGGAACCACCAATGATGATGTAGGATCATTTGCTATGGACCTTCTAGCCGGCCTCAGGCTCTCCAAGCACGGCGGAGAGCTAGACCCCTCGACGTCGCCGCAGAGTCAGCGCGACGATATCAAAGCATACGCTGCCAAGATCCCGGCTAGGATAACGATTTGGGCTGAAGACCTCGACGTCTCCGCAATCTCGCTCGACCCCTTCGAGCGACCCGGTATCGGGCCATGGCTGACCCCAGAGCGACAACACCACTACCAGGGCATCATATGGGCTCATGCTGACCGGGGCGTCCGGAGCATGAAAGACCTCGCTGCGCTGAGCAACTTTGCTATCAAACACCGGAAGATCATCTACTTTGTCAACGGTATTAGCGGAGCACCGTTCATTCTCGACTATCGCAACGGCCCCGAAGACCCGATGGTGCAGTTTATGGCCTACATGTTCGCCTTCTTCGGGGAGATGGAAGCCAACCGTATCCTCAGCCGCAACCGCAAGACGAAGAAGTATCTTGTCAAAAACGGCTTTTGGACGGGCGGGAAGCATCTCTTCTACCTCATTCCCACCAAGGCGGATGGGGAGAACAACCAGCGACTCATTCGTAACCCCGAGCTGGCTCCATATGCCGAAGAGATGATCAGGAAGGCAATGAACAAAGTCTCCGCTGAGGACATCGCGGTGTGGCTCAACTCAGAGGGCATACCCGCACCCAAGGAAGCCGAGATGGAGAAGTCTAAGGCAAGAGATAAGTCGCAAGCCCGTCCAGTCTCAACCGCTCCCGTGAGCGGTATCGTAACGGCGATCGAGAAGGATCACCTCGTCATCACCGATCCGACCGGCGAAGCTCACTCGGTAGAGAAGTCTCCGCGCGGGGGGCGGTGGGCAGTCGACCACGGAGAACCCGTAGCCCAAGGCGAACGACTTATTCACAAAATGGTGTGGACCGGAGGCACTGTCAAGCGGACGCTCCGGAGTCGAACACTCTTCGGCGAGACGCCGTACGACGACAAGACTGTTAGGGATGCCAACGCCGCTCCAGTACTCCGCGCCGACCCGATCATTACTCGGGAACAGTGGGAGCGCCTACAGCACGCGCTTGACGGCGTGAACCGTCGCAAGTACCGAGGACGCCAAGACTCGCTACTGCTGGACGTTGGCTATTGTGCTCACTGCAACTCACCGCTATATGCCTTCCGGACCACCCGAGTGAAGACCGGCGGGGAATACGGCTACTACCGATGCGCGAAGACCACCATTCCGAAGGCTCGCAAGGTGATCGAAGGAACTTGCATCGCGAAGTACATCCGAATCAATAAACTTGACCTCAAGGTCGAAGATCTACTTCTCGACATCATCGGACCACATGATCGGCTGGCGAGGATGTTCGTACCCGGGGTGTCGTTCGAAGCAGAGCTTCTAGAAACAAAGTCACAGCTTCGCGACACAATCAAGATGTCCGCTGGAAAGTCTCCTGCCGTCCAGGAGGTGTACACAGAGGAGATCGAGGCGCTAGAGGCGAGGATCGAAGAACTATCCTCGGCTCCCACCCGAGATGCCGGGTACGAGACGCGTAGCGTCGGCACCACCTATGCAGAGGACTGGACTAAACAGGGTACCTTGGATCAAAGGATGATGCTGATAGAAGCTGGCATCAAGGTTTACGCCGCTACGAGCGAGGAACAGCCAGACTGGACTAAAGTTTCCATGAGTCCCGAAACCGACATCATCCGCTTCTCGTATGACCGGGGGATGTGGATGGCCATGGCCATTCCGAAGGACATAGCGCCTCGGGCGCTCGGGCGAAACGTGGATCTCGGCTTCACAGATGTTCCGCTAGGAGGGCTGTCGCAGGATCTTTCAGTTCCCGCGTAGCTGGATGGTAGAGGTGTACGAGGGTGCCGCCGTGGCGAACGGTGGCACCCAGCTTGTTGTCACAGTCGACCTTGAAAGCGGTGTCCTCACAACCCCATTCCAAGAACCGCTCATCCTGCCCGCCGGCAGCAAACCAAGCCTCAGGCGTCATCACCCAACACCCACCCACGGAGTCTCCCCAATCAAGGATGCTGTGACAGAGCCACCAAGGCGTCGCAGACAGGTATTGCGCCGTACCCTTCGGGGAGAGGCTGACGAACCTCGTGTAGGGGAGATGCAGGAGCCCGTCAGGGGCGCCAGCGATGGCGTCACGTAGCGGAGCCGCCTCGGGAATGGAGTCGGCGTCACAGACGACCACGACCCCACAACCGAGCTTTTGAGCCTCACGGACGCCGACGTTCCGGCTGGCGGCTCTGTTGAAATCCTGGTGCCAACTGTCGGCCGGGATCAACACAGCCTCCGGTAGCACATCCTTGAGGGTGGCCACGACGGTATCCATCGCCTTTGCCCTTTCACGGCTCGTGTCCCGCCACGGCAGGACGATACCTACACTCATGGCTCTCTGAGCCCCCTGACGGCGTCTACGGCCATCTGGAGGCCGCCAGCGATCCTGAAGGCTCGGTAGGAGCCTGAGTCCTTGACGTACATCTCAGGGGCGTTAACCCGTCGGTGGTGGGCATCCCACTCGATCTCGCCCGTAGCGGGGTGGATGTGCCTGACGGTGACACATGGCAGGTACTTCAGACACCCGGCGCCCTCACCGAGTGCTTTCCAGTAGTCGTCGCAGTAGAGATGGACCAACCCCGGCGGGGCGAAGAAACCGACGGCACGAGGGATGTCAGCGGTCATCGCGACCTGTGTAGGCAATGCCTCGCCCTGTAGGAGATCGTTGCCGTAGACAATCCCCGTCCCGAGGTCGGCGAGAGCCTTCAGGTACTCCGTATCCCACCCGACGGTGATTGGTCTGTGGTCGTCGCCCATGAATCCGACCGCGAAGGCATCAGAAACAGCCCTGTAGCCGAAATTCAGGCCGGTTATAAGGTTGTGGCCGTCCTGAATAGCCCATTCGACGGAAAGACGCGCCGATTCGGTTTTGTAAGACTCTAGATTCGGGTCTTCGTCGTCCAGAATCAGCAGGACGGAGCTGTCTGCGGTGGAAGTGCCTCGAAAAGCCTCCATCAGAGGCTCCACGGCGTGTGGCCTGCCCTTCGTAGGCACCATAATGACGAGATTTGACAACTAAATTCCTCGATTGGTAGTCTGCAAGCCATTTTGTGTCCATGGAGGTGTGCTAGATGGCAACGGGAATGACACAGGACGACCGCGTTGCGCCAGGATGGGCGCTGAGAGCTGCTGTTGCACTCCTAGCACTAGAGGGCAAGGGATCAACCGAGGAGATCGCGGATTTCTTCGAGGACTTCTATGGAGTCCAAGGCACGGTGAGAGACCGTCGAACCGAGCCGGGGCGCAGTAGGGCACACCGCGTAGGTCCGGGTAGCAAGGGACGGGTGTCTGCGACCAAAGCGAAAACCGCGCTCAGGCGTCTCGCTGACGTCGGGTTGGTGGTTCGCACACTCAGCGACGGTGCCCCGAATACATGGACCGTAGTTGACCGTGTAGATGTCGCGGCGTGGCTGGCTGAACAATACGCACTGAGGAAAGAAGGCGTAAATAGCCAGAGCACGGGCTAGAGGAATCGAACCCCTGTCAACGGTTTTGGGGACCGCTGTGTTACCACTACACCAAGCCCATTGGTTTGCTAGGTCCGCGCGATAGCGGCGTTAGCCCAAAACATACCCTCTTCTAGTTTCGTCATCGCTATAGCCTTCTCCCGGCCCTCCGGAAGGATGTTGTTGATGGTCTCAGCCGCCAACCGGAAGGTTGTCCTCACAAACTCATGCGTCTCCCTGGTCTTATCGTCCGTCGGGGGGTGATACACGAATCGGTTGTCAATTTCCTCAGGGGCCACTTCTACCTCTTTGCCTTCTGGCGAATCCACCAGCCGCCGGGGTTGTGTGATAGAGGCGTCAATGCTTCGATCTGGGTGTCTCGCTTCCAAGCTGGGTCGTTGGCGACAGTCTTCTCAACAGCCACCAGTGGCCCTCCCTCAGTGGGAATCCTGAAGCCACCACGACTCTTCAGTGCGTGGTCGGTGGTGAGGTCGAAAATGCCGTCCTCAATGACGAGATAGCAGCCAGGCGACACGAGGGGCCCGTAGGCTTCGATTTCCTTCAAGACATGCCCTGAGGCGTGCTCGGAGTCGAGAATCACCATGGTCTTCCGCCGGCCTACGGACTCCTTCACAGACTCCAGGACGGCAGGGTCAACGGAATCCCCGAAGAGGTACGTAACCCGGCTGGAGGGGCGCCTACGGGCTTCTAGAGAGTCGTTGGGGTTGCAGTCGACTGTGACGACGTCTACGCCTTGAGCGGCGAGCCAAGCAGCACTACCACCCCACTTCGTTCCCGTCTCAACGATCACTGAGGGTTTCGTAGCGGCGATCACGGCTTTCAGCCTGGCGAGGTCGTCAGGGTGCTTCCACATCTGCAAACCGTCGTGCACCTGAACGTAAGAGCCTTCTGCGAACGTAGCGAGCGTCGCGGCGACGTCAATTGGGGTATCGAGCATTACGCAACCTGCCAGTCGTCTGCGAGCAGATCAGACTGAGACGCGACCCACGGGACAAAATTGCCATCGACAGGACACATATAGAGGTAGGGCTTGCGCATCTTGCTCTGCCGGTCTGGGATCTGCATAGCGACGTACATCCCTTGGCCATTCCAGCCGGCGCGGGTTACGTGAGTGCCGTTGCGCAGCTCCACAAGAGCTTCACCGAAGTTCATTACGCAGCCAGCCGGCGGGACGTGTCGTCGTTAACGGCCTTCGCAACAGCAGCTAAGAAAGTGACGTTCTCCGCAAGCGCCGTAGCAACAGCAGAGGCGTCCACAGTGATTACACCTGGAACCGGCCGACCTTCGAGGCCACGTACGATCGCAAGGGCGGCTGCGGAGTCGACGCGGGCGTTGTGCAGTGCAACCCAAGCAGGTTCGTTTACCTCAGCATCAGGGTCCGTGTCGCGATACCAGACCATGTCGGCTACGCCATCCATCTCGGTAGTGGTAACTGCCATGTGTTCTCCTAAAATCCAGGGGGAGTTGTTTGTTTCGTTGGCTTGGTCCGAATTCCAGTGGACGTGTTTGTCGTGGGGATTCGAACCGCGATAGGGCTGTCGCTTCCAGCCGGTACTTCGGTGGGCTATCCAGCGGTTGTGAATCCAATAACGGCTGGCTGGGTGCCTCTGGAAGACTGCCTTCAGCGACTCAATAGCGGCCGGGTCATCGCCGCTGCGGAGGTCGACATCCATATCCCAGGCGTCTACACTGCCGTCAGAGTCAGGATTGTGATCCGAATCGGTGGCCTGGTGGGCTTCGTCGCCAATCCAGCCATCGGATTGCTTATCCCGCCTCGGGTACTTGGTGTTGACGGCGGCGCGGAAGTTGGTCAGAGAGCGGTTGAGGTAGGGCACGCCAGTCCTCCGGACTGTGGGCGACGAGGCAGTGATTGACGCATGCCTATAGCGATGTGCGCCGATATTCAGGCCGGTAAGTATCCACGGCGGTTGAACATAAAGGTATTTCACTGTCTGTATTTGTCCCGGAATTTAGGAAACGGACAAACAGTCGAAACCGTACAGCGCGGCACACAAGGGGAG